TTAGTGTTTGGCGGAGAGGTTGCCGAACATACGGTTGATACGTATCTGCTCCATATATTTGAGCCAGCCTTGGCGTTTGGCGAGACGTTCCGCCTGTGTAAGTCCGTCGGAGTTGTTCCAAGAGGAGGGTGTGTAGTAGAGACAGGACTTCATGATGTCGAGATGGGAGACGGATTTGGGCAGCATACGGACGGTGAAGGTTCGCAGGCGACCGTTGATGATACGGCGCACACGGCGGGGGCGTTTCATCTGGTCGATGTCGTCGTTGCATACCCATATCAGTTTGCCCTGTGCGTTCTCGATGACATAGAAGCGTTTGTTGCGTGCTTTCTGCAAGGCGTTGCACATAAAGACAGCGAGCGAGAGACGGAGACTGTCTAACTTGAGTTGGAAGAAAACCCGTGTAAGCAGCCATTTCTCAATGAAGAAGGCTTTGAATTGTTGTTTGGTCATAATAGTTGATAGTTTATAGTTAATAGTTGAAAGAAGTTGAGAGTTGAGAGTTGTTATTAGTTGAGAGTCAGATGGTGCTTTCTCCGAGGACTTGCATTTCGGCTCGTGCGTGCGGAGAGATGGGTTTGTACTGGCGCGGGGTGTTGAGTTCGTCGTAACAAATCCATACTCCGATGGCGCGGGTGATATGTCGGTCGTCGTGCTGTCCGTCGATAGCCCCGATAGTTCGACCGTTGGCTTTGATTTCCATAAAGTCGTGTTCGTCGCAGGCTTCCTGACAGGTCTCGATGTACATATCTTTGGCAAGTGCTTTCTGCTGGTGCTTGCATACCATCGGTTTGGTAGAGCGGTTGGTTTGGAAGCCCCACTTGGGTTCGAACCCCATATTGATTTTATCCATAGGTGTGCGGCAATAGAGATTGTCATAGTGGAGGGCTATTTCGTCGAGTACGAACTCGGAGTTACCGCCTTCGGTCTGCTCGGTATCAAGGGTGTTGGACTCGATAACCAGCAGTCCGTTCTCGTAGGCGGTGGCAATCTGCACGGCTTTCCACGCCAACTGGTAGTGGGGACAATGCCCGCACCACTCTGCGGCGACAACGGGTACTCCTCCGCGTGTCATATCGAAGCGGTCGAAGACGCAGATGACGGAGCGGTCGGAATGGTCGGACGTACCGCCTATATCAACCACGATAACGTAGCGGTCGTTACACTGGTGTTCGGGGTCGTGGTCGGGCATAAACCAGATTTTGAGTGCTCCGTCGGTTTGCGGTCGGAACTCGATGTGCGAGAGGGCTTGCTCTCCGCAGTCGCTGTCAGCAAAGACCTCCCCGACAAAGGCGGGCGGACGGCAGCCGCGGCGGAGACGCTCCACGTCTTCCTGCGGATAGAGACGGTGTCCCGTTGTCTGGAACGCTTCGAGTGCCGAAGACGGACGCTCGGATTTCCACCGCCACATATCCTTGATTTGGCGTACCGCATTGCGATACCACGCTATGCCTTCGAGTGTAGCCCCCTGCGAAAAGAGCCATTGCTCATAGTCGGTCATCGAAGCGATGAAAGCGGGATAGTCGTCGATAGGCAGGCGGTCGTTGTCGGCTTCGTACCACGCCACAAAGAGCGGGCTGAAGGACGATTTTGTATTGGGGTCGTCGGAGGTGGCACGCAGCCACTCGGTATGAAAGAAGTTACCCACGCCGCGGGCGGTGGACTCGTAGAAAATCATCGTGTTGGGAGCATAGGATATACCGCCCATAATAGACTGCACAAGGTCTTCGGGTTTGATACCCTGCGTGGCTTTGTAGAGTCCGACCTCGGAAAAGTGCGCCATAAGAATATCATCGCCGACAAGGTTGTTCGGTTTCTCGGCAGAGCCGATGGTGATACGGCAGCCGATACCTTTGACGATAAGCGTCTTGTTGCCCCGCTCAAAAGGAGTAAGGGCAAAGCGTTCCACCACGTTTTCTTTGCCAAGCAGCCACGTAGGGAGTTGGGCAAGCATTTTGGAGTACATACCCCGGATGATACGTGCCGTATTCTCCACGTGTGCGGCGATGATAGAGTTTACCGCACCAAGGACGAAGAGCTGTTTCCATGCCATATAGAGTTGTATGAGCGTGGAGAAGCCAATCTGACGGGACTTGACGATGATGATACGGACGGGTTTGCCGTACTTGTCGCTGTCGTAAATCATACGCAGGAGTTTGCGTTGTCCGCGGTTGAGGGTAAAGAGAATATCCTTGGGGTTGAGCGGGTTCTTGTCTTTGATATAGAAGAAAGAAGCGGCGCAAAACTCGAAGTCGTGGCGGCAGCGTGCCTTGATGAGTTCGCGGCGGACGATTTCGAGATTAACCTTGGTGTATCTCAGCCGGAGACGATGGAGATAAGTACGGACAGAGAAACCGCAGTCGCGCAGGTCGGAAAAGATTTTCTCGTTGTAGCAGTCGAACGGTACTTGGTAGTCTATCCAGCCGAGTTCGATAGCGGAGAACGGGAGACGGGTACAAGAGGTACAGCCCTCACCGGTAATGGGGTTGTAGGTCTGCGTGCGCTCGCGGTTACGCTCGGTGTTGATATGTAGTATTTCGTCGGTAGTCATAGGTTGAATGGGACTAATGGGTCGAATGGGGGTGCATCAGTCGATAGGCGGCAGGTAGTATGACTGCTATTGCGCCGAAGGCAAAGGCAACGAGGTGGAGGGCGGTGTTGGAGTGTCCGAAAAAGAGTTGTATGATAACGGATAGAGCGACATAGATATAGTTGCGCAGTTGGCGCAAGGTGGGATTGAGCATAAGGAGCATACCGAGCAGCGCAAAGACGATACCCGAAGCCCCGACGGTAGGGGTATTAGCGGCAGCACAGAGCCCTGCAAGGACGGCACAAGCATAGAGGACAAACAGGAAATGCGTATGCGAGCGGTTGAAACGGCAACAATAGATATTCCGCACAGGCGCGTACATCAAGGCAAGCGCAAGGACGTTGATGAGAAGGTGCAACCACGAGACGTGGAAGAACGAATAGGTAAGGCAGCCCCATAGATTGCCGGTACTTAAGGCAAAATGCGAGATGCAGAATTGTGCGACAGCGGTCATAGTTGTTTGCGTGCTTTATTGCGTTTGCGTTTCTCGGCGAGAGCACGGTAGTAGAAGGCGCGGGCGGCGGAGGGGTTGATATAGAAGGAAGGGGCGGGTTGTTCGAGGATGTCCTGCATAACGGAGTACTTGAAATCGATGCCGCCCTGCCTGTCGTAGCGGGCTTGGAAGCGGGTGAAGATGTCGAGGTACATTTGGCGTGTATAGGGGCAGGCGGTGCGGACAGTGCCTGTTGAGAGCCAGAGGTTGTACTGCTCGAGTGCGTGCTTGGGCGAGACATAGAACTGCGGTGCGGGTGATTGTGCGACGGCACGGCAGAGGTAGGTAAGATTGGGTCGGGAAGCGAAGGCGGTCTTCCACAGTTTATCGACGGCTTGGACGAAATGGGTTTGCCGCAAGCGTCGGTTGTAGAGGCGTTCGGAAGGTTTTACAGCAGATGAGGTGTTATGATGGTGCGACATATTCCGCAGTCGCTACGCTCCTAAAGCAGTGCTTTGCGGAATGTGTCGAATGGCTGATTTTTTATGGTGCAAAGATAGGGAAATTTGTACGGGAGGACAAAAACTAATTACAGAAATAGCAAAGATTGTTACGTTTGCAGCAGTTTTTATTTACATTTGCAGCAGTGGGTTGGTGCGAAAGAGCGTAATTTTGTCCACTGAATAAAAACAGGGTATCCACAGGGTATGGTAAGGGTATCCACAGGGAGAAAGTATATGCGTAGTTAACCCAACTAACACGAAATAATGATGAACGGATTATTCAAGGAGCGCAACCGCAGTATTGTAGAACGATTTGACAGACTGTATCAAAAAATGCCGACTATGCGGGTGTATGCGCAAATAGGGGTGGAATACGGGCTGTCGGAAGAGCGTGTCCGCAAAATCGTGTACGGACGCCGTAATTGGTCATAGTTGCCCAACAACCATGGCAAGAAAGCAGTAATTTTGCAGTGTCTTTCGAAAGAGCAAACAGGATTATTAACAACCAAAAGCAAAACAAGATGGCAAAGTACATTCCAATGGACTTGTTAAAGTCCTTGCACGGAAACGTGTGCGGTCATTCGGACATTTATTTTGCGGAGCGCAACGGCACTCGTTACACGGGCAGGCTGTGCAACCGCAGGAGCAGTCCGACGACCGAAAACGAAATGGCTATGCGTGACAAATTCACGCAAGCGGCAAAAGCAACCTCGATATGCTTGTCGGACGCGACGGAGCGTAAGACGGCAATAGCCGGGTATAAAGCACAGCGCAAGTACAAAACGCTATACGGATTTGTGTTTGCAAGAGAGTATGCGAAACTCGGATAGACGGCGGACAAAAACGCGCAGTCGCTTCGCTCCTAAAGCAGTGCTTTGCGCGTTTTTATCCGAACAAATTATTTACCCAATTTTTAATTTCTTAATTTTACAAAAATGGCAACAGTAGATTATGCCTATCCCGTAGAAGCATTGCACGGGAAAGTAAAGAAAACGCACTCGGTAGGTTTTGCAGAGCGTCAGGACACGGGGTGCAAGTTTACACAAAGCAGAGAGGAGCGTACAGCGGTTCCGACCGAGGCGCAGACGGAGGTGCAGCAGAAGTTTGCAACGGCAGCGAAAGCAGCACGCACCCGAATGGCGGATGCGCAAAAGCAGGCGCAAGACTTAGTGGCATTCAAGAAACAGAGCAAGTACAAGACTTTGTATGGCTATGTATTCTCGCAAGTGTACGGAGCGTAAAAACGACGACTCCCCGCCCACCCCTCAGAGAGGGGGCTTGCAAAGTATCTGAAGTTCCCCTCTTTTTTGGGGGGCGGGGGAGTAATTTACAACCCGAAGGTACACAGCGTAGTGAAGGTAGTGTGATAGGAACAACCGGATAAGTATATGGGGCTTATGAGGCTTATAAGTCTTGTGAGCCCCATACTTTTTATAGCAAAGAGCGTATGAGAAAGACGTATAAATCGAAGGCGGCGCAGTTGCGGCTGGTGTTGGAGGTGCGCGGTGAGCGTGTGGGGATAGAGTTCGGCTGGGATATAGTGAGCCAAGGCGGTGCGATGGGTTGCAGTTACAGCACGGACGACGCGGCGGTGCAGGAAGCGATAGAGCGCGACCCGCTATTTGGGGGCAGGATATGGTGCGAGAGACCTCCCCTAACCCCTCCAAAGGAGGGGAACGAAGAACGAAGGACAAAGAACCGCGGACGGGGAGTCCGCATCCCCGGCGGAAGCATTGATGACGCGGGACGCATCGTCTCCACACCTATCGAGAGTATAGTGGAGGCAAGGAAGGTGCTGCGGGAGCAGTACGGGAAGAGCGCAGAGGAGACGAAGACCAAGGTGCAGGTGCTTACGCTGCTGAACGAGTTGGGACTTGATTTCCAATTTTGAATTATGAATTAAGAATTATGAATGGATATGCTTGGTAAAGAGATAGAGAACAGGGTGATAGTGAAATTGGAGGAGTACACGCCCTTTGACACGGCAGACTATCCGCTGTTGGCAGGCGGGGACGTATTGGAGGAGCAGAAGCCGATATACAGTTATGTACACCAACACTTGTCGGAAGCGGCAAACGAGATGCTGCTGACGTTGCCGTTGCACCGGCTGAACTACAAGCAGGCGAGTACGAGCGGTGCGCCAGACAGCAAGGACAACCGTACAGGGAGTATCTCTTTGCCGGGCGATTACCTGCGGCTGCATACGTTGCGTATGAGTGGCTGGGTAAGACCCGTACACAAGGTGGTGCGGGAAAGCGATGCGGAGTATGCGTTGCAATTCAGCGAATGGACGCGCGGGACAAAGCAGAAACCCGTGGTAGCGGAGAGCAACGACCGGTTGTCTTACTACAGTGTGGACGCAGGTGCGACACACAATGTGAGCAGTTTTCTGTATATCCCGCGGTTTGACGAGAAGCAGGAATATGACGACCAAGCGGCGGAAGCGATAGCATTGCATTGCGCACGGAAGGTATGCGAGGTATTCGGAATAACGGAGCAGATAACGATATTGACCAACGAGATTAACTCTGTATTGGAAAACATACGGCTATGATAAACAAGAACGACAGCAGATACAAGTTTCTGAAGCGGACAGACACGGCGAAAGAAGCGGTAGTGCCTCAACAGGAACAGGAGACGGCGGAGCGTGGGGCAAACCTAATGCGTCTGATGCGCTACCGTGCGATGTGGGACGCTATGGCGGGTTTCCGCAGGCGGCGGCTACGCACGAAACGCTATGAGCGCGGACTGCAATGGGAGGACGAGATAGTGGTAGGCGGGAAGAAGATAACCGAAGCCGAGCATATCCGCGAGCAGGGGAAAGTGCCGCTGAAGAACAATGTGATGCTGCAAACGCAGAACAGCGTAGTGGGCGTATTCCGCAACAACTACACACACCCGGAGGCGATAGCCCGCACACGGGACAACCAGCACATCGGCGAGATGATGACGGCGATGCTGCAATATGTGGAGCAGATAAACGAGATAAAAGAGGTGGACGCGGCGGACTTCATGGAGGGTTTGCGGAGCGGTTTTGCGGTGCAGTATATCGACTACCAGTGGAACAACGAGACGCGGACGAAGGAGATACGGGTGATGAGTTGCGCCCCGACGCACGTGTTTGTGAACGGCGGGGTACACGACACACGCGGCGGAGACATCACGTGTATCGGTCTGCTGATGGATATGCCGCTGAACGATGTGATACAGCGTTTCTCGCACAGCGCAAAGGACTCGGAGAAGATACGGGAGATATACAGCCACGCCGACCGAGATAACCTGCAAGGTCTGTACAGGACGTTTATGGACAGCAGCAAGAGTTTGGATTTTTTTGTGCCGGAGCGTGGCGATATGTGCCGCGTGATACAGGCGTGGGAGCGCGAGTGCGAGGAGACGTGGCTGGTGCATGACAGATACGAGCAGACGCTGGAGGTCTATCCGAAGAAAGACAAGGCGCAGATAGACGCGATGATAGCGGAGCGGCAGCGGGACATAGAGGAGAACGACCTTGACCCCGAGAAGACGGAGATAACGTGCGAGTTGCACAACGATGTGTACTGGTACGTGCGGTATATGAGCCCGAGAGGCGACGTGCTGTGGGAGGGACGCAGTCCGTTTGCGCACCGCAGCCACCCGTTTGCGGTGTATATGAGCCGCTTGGTGGACGGGGAGATATATAGTTTCGAGGAAGCGATAATCGACCAGCAGCGGTATATCAACCGCCTGATAACGCTGAACGACTTTATCATGAGTGCGAGTGCGAAAGGCGTGCTGGTCTTTCCCGAGAACGCCATACCGAAAGGAATGAACAAAGAAGACATACTGGAGCAGTGGACGAGTTACAGGGGTGTTATCTTTGCGAACCTGAAAGCGGGCGTGCCGATGCCGACGCAGATAAGCACGAATGCGACGAACATCGGGACAAACGAGTTGCTGGCACTACAGTTGCAGTTGGTGCGGGACATTAGCGGCGTGCACGGAGCAATGCTGGGCAAGGAAGCCAAGAGCGGTACGGCGGCAAGCCTGTATGCGCAAGAGGCAAGCAATGCGCAGACGAACCTATTGGACACGATAGAGAGTTTCGCGGCGTTCCGCAAGCGCAGGGACTACAAGATAGCGAAGGTGATACCGCAATGCTACGACTATGTGGACTATATTCCTGTGGCGGGCAAGGACTATTCGGACGCAGCGAAGGAGTGGAATGCCGATTTGGCTTCAAAGTTCGACTATTACATACTGATAGCGGAGACGAACAACAGCGAGTTGTATCAGGCGCAGTTGAACCAACTGCTGATGGCGGCATTGCAGCAGCGTCTGATAGACTTCAAGACGGCGTTGGAGGTTGGACGTTTCCCGTTTGGCGACCAAGTGTTGCGGTTGCTTGAGCGCAAGGAGCAGGAGATGCAACAGCAGCAGGCGCAGGTACAGGCAATGATATTACAGGGGCAGGCGGCAGGTTTACAGATGGCAGACCAAGGTGCGAGCCAAGCGGAGATAGCGCAGGCAGGAGCGGATATGGCTACGCAGGCACTTGCCAGCGAGAACGCTTTGCTGGCGCAGGCAGGGCAAGCCGACCAGCAGGCGATGGCGATGATAGGACAGGCGTTGGGGTAATTATGAATTATGAATTATGAATTATGAATGTTCCACGACCCTGACCATAGCCTGTGGATAACCCGACTGTTCCACGGAACATTGAACGCAAAAAAAACAATAACACGAAATGAAATTATTTACATTTGCAGCAATCGGTTTAAGAAATAACCCGTAATTTTGTAGCGTTATGACAATCAAAGAAGCACAGTATTTTAAGAAGTACATCGACGAGCGGCTGAATGAGTTGCTCGGTGCGATGACACAGCAGCAACTGAACACGTTGCAGGGACAGCGTTTTGCCGCCCGTTTTATGGGTAACATAGAGGGGCAGCAGATGTTGCCGCAGTCGGTGTTCAGACAGTTTTTGAACGAGATAGACTTCGGCGAGGCGAAGCAGTTGCACGACGACCTTGTGGTAGCACAGGGGCAGTTGGAGCAGGCATTGCACGATGCGGAGCAGGTGTCGGATGTAGAGAACCTGCACTATACGGACGTAGGCGGCGAACAGACACCGCTATATATCTACATCGATATGGACGACCCCGAACTGGCAGGTGTGAGTGCAAGCGACGAGACGGCACTATGGCAGGGTATAGACCGCATACTGCAAGCCAAGCGGACGAGCAATATGCAGATAATAGACCTGAATATCCGGCACCGCGGGCTGAATGAATGCAGTTACCTGTATTTCAGCACGAGAGTGGTAAAAAGCAATCGCCGTATAGAGCATGAGTATCTATGGTCGGTGGACGGGTACTACAGCCGTGCGGTATATCAGAACGGCGTAACAAGCAAATGGGAATGGATAGAACCGTCGTCTTCGGGCAGTGATATAGAGTCGATAGATGTGGAGTATATAAAAGGATTGTCGTTGAAATAGACAAAGGATAATTCATAACTTATAAATAATTAACAATTAACCATTATGGCAGAAGCAAAAAAGTATCTTGACCAAGCGGGCTTAGACGCGTTTTGGTTGAAAGTGAAAGCCAATGCGGCAGCGCAAGCGAGTGCCGCACAAGAGGCAGCAGAGGCGAAAGCAGCCGAAGCGAAAACAGCAGCAGAGGCAGTAGCCGCCGACCTTGCGGGCAACTACTACGACAAGACCGCAGTGGACGGTAAGGTAAAGGCGGTCAGCGACAAAGTGAGTGCGCTGGGAGCAGTGCTGACTTTCAAAGGCGCAGTAGAGAACACCAAGGCATTGCCCGCTACCGGGAACGCCAAAGGTGATGTATGGCACGTAACCGGCAACTCGGCAGAGTATGTATGGGACGGCACGGACTGGGAAGAGTTGGGTACGACCGTAAACCTTGACGGCTATCTGACCGAAGCCGACATCAAGTTGGAGGGCGTTCAGGCAAACGGCAAAGACCTGACCATCACCAACAAGAAAGTGAACATCGCCACAGGTGCGACCAACGGCACTATCGCCGTGAATGGCACGGACGTGGCAGTGAAAGGTTTGGGCAGTGCGGCATACACCGCAAGCACCGCTTACGCTACCGCAGCACAGGGCGGAAAGGCAGACACGGCATTGCAGCCTGCGGACATCGAGGCAATCACAACAGATTACATCAACGGGCTGAAGTAACCCAAAGGGTACAGGCGATTGGGTTCGCCTGTACTCACAAAAGAACAAAGAACAAAGAATTATGGCAAAGAGATTTTTAGACGAGAACGGCCTGGATGCCCTATGGGGGCTTATCAAGGCAGCGGTGAACACACTGCTGGAGAAGATGGACGGCAAGGCGGATGTAAAACATACGCACCTCTATGTCGGAATAGAAGACCACGCAAGTATGAGTTTTGATAACGAAAATGTGTATATCAGGGATGCTGAATATACGCCTGTTATCAAAGTACTGAACCCGGAAGGAAATGCTTGTGGTGTGCAAATATCAAGCAATCTCAATGAACATTGGCAGTTGGGGATTGAAGACGGCGGGTCTTATCTTCAATCGCCTAATGGAAGAAACATGGTTGTTGTTCAGGATGATGCACTACGCTTAAAGCATCTTGGAACAGACACTACAGGCGGTACGGATGTTAATTTGCGGTTGGACATGACTAATAATATCATTGAGATAAAACAGCCCGGTAAGAGCGGTTCGGCTTTCAAGGCTAAAACCGATGAGACTTCTGTCAAGTTCAACGACTCTATGGGTTTGCGTCTGAAAGCCGACCAGTCGGAACTGAAATTCAGCGGCAAGGGGCTGACCCTCACAGGCACAGACAGCAAACTGACGGCGACAAACACCATTAGACTGCTTGCTCCTGAGGTGAGCATCGGGCAGGCAGACAACAAAGCCACACTGAACCTGAACGGGTCTGACCTCGGCGGGACGGTGGAGCGGTTGAGTGTGCAGCCGCACGTGGAGTTGCTGTGTATGGATAAACGTCTCTTTCTCGTTGCCGACAAAGGGTATATCAAAGAGACGGATAGTGTAACCTTTTTCCGCTATATAAGAAGCCATAACCTATATAAGGTGAGAGACAGTAGCGACAAGTCAAAAATAAAAAAAATACACAGGCGTGTTATCGGTTGGAAACATCCTGAGGGTAATAGTGAAGTCGGCGAAATAAAACTGATACTCCTTGCTGCGCCAACCAGCGTTGTATTCAAATACTTCGATAACAAAGACTTGTTCGTAGTGGGACGTAAAGTGAATTCAGATCAAACGATAGGACATTTACAAAAATTTGAGGATATTATTACTATATTCAAAGCGTTGGAAGTAAACAAGGAAATAAGTGCCGACGGTGATAGGACTGACAGAAATTTCTTGCTGTTCAACAAGAAATGCGGTATCCGTATCAAGCGTGGGCAGGAATGGATAACCGATTATCTGCCGTTTATGGCACGGAAAGACAAAACCGGTGTGAAGGGCGAATACTCCTACGGAATAGGCAGGTGGGTATAAAAAAAACGGTCGAGTATAGACTCAACCTTAAACCGAACGAGTATAGACTCATATGAGGTGCCGACGATTATCAAATCGAATGCACTGCAAAGGTACGACAAATTTTTGGAATAAACAAATAATGCAAACAGATTTGATAAAAATAATTCGTTTTCTTGCCTTTGCGTTTATCGTACTGCTGCTTGCATGGGTGCTGCGTGGTTGCAAGACCTGCGAGTGCCTGCCGAGTGTGGAGGTGCGGGACAGCATAGTAACCCGCTACCACCACGACACGATACAGACCTACGCAAAGGACAGCGTCTTTATCCACCAAAAGGGCGACACGGTATGGCGGGAGCGTTGGTCTATCCGCTGGCGGGACAAGATTGTAGAGCGGTACGACACTATCTACTGCGGTCAAGAGAAAGAGACGGTGCGGGTAGAGAAAGTCGTCCCTGCACTCTACAAGAACTGCACCCGTGGTTTCTTTGTCCTGCTCTCGGTGATAGTCCTCTACATCGTGGCACGCATACTGATACGGGTATATTTGAAAAAGTAAGTCCTATGCAAAAGAGACAACCCTGCTGCGGAGAGTGCAGCCGTTATGGAGCAGACGCTCACCTGTGCTGGTATCGCAATATCCGCCGTACCCCGCACACCTCCGCCTGCCAAGACTACGCAGAGGAATAAAAAAATAGTCGCCATCGCCGGCAGCCCTTGGAGGTTAGTCCCGTTGGCTTTACAGCCCGTGCGGAGGTGAAAGCCCGCACGAGGCACAAGACAAAAGCGGTCTTTGACGTGTTGTGAATAGTCGCAAAGTGGTCGATTTCGACCACTTAAACACCTACCATTTCCATTGGTGGGAGTAACCGCTGGTGGAAAAACTCTACCAAAATGCAGACTCCCCCTTGCACGATTGAAAAAAATGTCGTATCTTTGCAGCGTCATTAGAGATAATGACCTCTATACTTAGAGTAAAGTGCTGTTCTGTGTATTGGAAGAACACTAAAAAACGGAAACAAAATGGAATACTCGCATAAACTATAAAATATGGTTTGCGAGTATTATTGTATCGAAATATAACTTATCAAAACTATATGTATATGGGAAATTCAAGATTGATTTTATTTGAGTGCGGTAAAGATTTAGGCTTTACTTTGCATAACGGTCGTGTAGTCCTACATATAGGAAACAACGATGCAGAGAATATGCGTAATGATGTACGCAAAGTTGGTAATGATTTGCGAGTATTATTGTATATATAAATGTAATGCGCTATGAACTTTTCTAAATCAGACAAAAGCAAAATTGGCAACGCTCTGATTTACGCCATCAATCATTGCAGTTCGCCAATCAGCAAAACCAAGTTGCTCAAATTGGTATATCTAATGGAGGAGACTATGGCAAAGGTTTATCATACTCCATTTCTGTCGCTGCCCTATGAGGTGTGGCAATATGGTGCTGTGCAAAAGGATTTGTATGCGGAATTAAGCGATGGTTGTTTGTCAATTCTACGGGACTATATAGGAGTTGGAGAAGATGGCAATTTCGTTGCCAAACAGGATTTTGATGATGAAGAGTTTTCTGATGAAGAAATGGAGATGATGAAATCTGTATTGGATAAGTACGGAAATAAAACTGCCAATCAATTGGTAAATTTGATACACAAAAAAAATAGTCTTTGGTATAGAACGGCTAAAAGAAATGGTGTACTAAAATCTTTCAAGGAGGGACTTGCGACAACATCGCCATATCTTATAGACCTTACTGAAGATATGGATGAGTGTCAAAAACAAGATTACATACAATGTAAAGAGATTAGAGAAACGGCAAGTGAATTAAGAAGTAAAGCAAATGTTTGAGGTTGGTAATCTGCTATATTTCACTCAGTTCATATTCAAGAATGGCAATACTCCAAAGCCTAAATACTTTGTAGTGTTGGGTGTAGTTGATGACGAGGTTGTGTTAGCCTCTTTGCCAACATCAAGAGACCACGTGCCTGCCAAGTATGGAAAGATGTCTGGTTGTATCAATGACAACGTGGAAAGATTTAATGTGTTTAAGTTTAATGCGCAAATACCCATTACTGAAACAGATTTTTCTTTTCCAAAAGATACATTTATTTACGGGGAACAATTGGACACATACCCCATTGAGGAATTGTTAGAATGGAACAGAAAACGACAAACGGAAATTTTAAGTAAAGGAAAACTCAAGGAGGAATTTTTTGAAGCCTTAAAAAACTGCTTACGAAATTCAACTAAAGTAAAGAGACGGTACAAGCACTACTTATAACATTGAGTCTTTTACCCAAGGTAGAAGATTTATAGAGGTTTTGGACGCTGAACCAGTTAATCAACGTTTATTGCAAGCGACTATTCTCAATGAGTAGTCGCTTTTTGTATGCCCTTATTAAAGAAAACAGCCGATTTCTTTAATAGCAAAACGGCTTATTAAAAGAAACATCAAACTAATTTAACAGGATAAGATTATGATACATTATTTGATTTTGGTATTGTCGGCAGTGCTGCTGTTTGCCGTGTACAACTATGCGGCTATCCATATCTTCGGCATACCGTCCTCGTTGTCGGAGACATTCTACCTGTATCAGAAAGAGGAGGAGGGTCTCGGCTATCTGTTCACCGCCATGATGTTCTGTATGGTGCTGCTGCTTTTGCCTGCGTGGCTCACTATAAGCGACGCTGTGGGAGGTTGGGAAAAGAATTTCACTTTTCTCGCATTCCTCGCCGCGGGCAGTATTGCCTTTGTGGGTGCAGCCCCTGCTTTCCGCGGTTGCGAGTTGGAGAGCAAGGTACACAGCATATCCGCCAAGTGTGCCGCCGTGTTCAGTCTGCTGTGGTGCTGCGTGGTATGCTGGCGGACAGCATACATCGTACCCGTTGCGGCAGCAGTGGTGTGGGCAACCGCTTTCGCTACCAAGACCGCCAAGAGTTGCAGCGTCTATTGGTGGGAGATGTGCGCCTTTGTAGCCACGTTTGCCACTATCATAACAGGGTGCATACGACTGATGTAACCCATATACAGACAACCCGAAAAACTCACAATCATGGAATGGATTAACATCATCATATCGGCTGCTTGCGCACTCATAGGCGCACTCGGCGGCGGCAGTCTGCTGTTCTACAAAACCAACAAACAACTCAAAAAGGTGGAGGTGGTACACAGTCAGGCGGATGAGTGGAAACGGCTCTACGAGGAGAGCGAGGACGAGCGCAAAGCCCTGTCGGAAAAGGTGGACAAACTCTACAAGGAGCAGCACACCGACCGCAACACTATCAACCGCCTCGAACTGGAGGTGCAGAAACTCAACTGGTATCGCTGCACTATCAACGGCTGCAAAAATAGAAGACCGCCCCACCTGTACAACCAAGACGGCATAGAGGTGGAAGCCAATAACAAAGAGTAACGATATGAAGAACATTCATTATATCCTTACACAGGCACGTATCGTCATAGCCTTGCCGTTCTTTGCGCTGGGTATGGTTTTTATGGGTCTGTGGGCAATCATCACCGGCAGAGACTAATTCAATGCATAATGCGTAATGAAAAGTAAGGAGGATATAAGGTGGATAGCCCATTCCTAATTCATAATTCGTCATTCATAATTAGCAATGAACCTGTCCGAGCATTTTACATTGAGCGAGTTTGTGCGCAGCGAGACGGCGGAGCGCAAGCATATCGACAATACGCCATCGCCTGAGGTGGTGGATAACCTGCGTGCCTTGTGCCGCAATGTCCTCGAACCCGCCCGTGTGTCTTTCGGTGCGCCTATATACATCACCAGCGGCTATCGCTGCCCCGCACTCAATGCAGCCGTGGGCGGCAAACCGACCAGCCAGCACCTCCGTGGCGAAGCCGCCGACCTGCAAGTACAGGGCGTAAAGAACCTGCGCAAGTTATACAACGCCATCAAGTCCCACGGAGTATTCGACCAACTCCTGTACGAGACCAACCGCACAGGTGCGAAATGGATACACGTCTCCTATACCTCCTACGGCAACCGCCACCAAGCGATAGACAACTACAAAGCATAGACCTATGGCATTAAGTAGAGAAGTAATAGAATGTGGAAAACCTTATCGCGGTTTCATATCTCAAATGAAAGTACGCGCAGGCTGCCATAAGTGGTATAAAAACCAAATGAACCGTTGGCTGCGTAGAAAAATGCGCCAAGACTTTGATTACAAGCCAAAGCGGCAGTATCACGGTTGGGAGGTATAGCCCTCCGCCGGTCTATTGGCAAATGTAGGCAAAAGTTTAATTCCCTCGAAATCGAGGGAATTAGCATAATAACCAAGAGACCTTTGACATATTGAGAATAGTTGCAAAATCACACAAAATACTTGCATAATTAAATTATTTGTCGTAACTTTGCAAAAGTTTAATTTGCATAAGTATGGAAAATGTAATCAAACAAACTTTGCGTGAGAAAGGTATCTCTCAGAAAGAGTTGGCAAAACAAATCGGGATGTCTGAAGTGGGTCTTTGCAAGGCTCTGAATGGCAGTGCAAAACAAAGCACAATAGACAAAATTGCAGATGCACTCGGAATGGAAAGTTGGCAATTAAAAGGACAAAAGTATCGGAAAGTTCTTTGTGAGGGCGAACTGCATATTGCAGATATTGCACTTGCGTGCTATATACTTGAAGATGGTACGAGAGTTTTATCGGGACGAGGTATGCAAGTTGCATTACGTATGGTTGATACATTAGAGGGAGAACAGACAAGAACTGCGGGGACCAGATTAAGCCGTTATTTGGCACAAGATAGTCTTAAGCCGTTCATTTTCAAGGATAAACCACTGGACCACTATACTCCTATTATTTGCTCTTTTAACGGAAAAATCATTCATGGCTATGAGGCTACGATATTGATAGATTTATGCAATGCTTTTTTAGACGCACGTTCCGAAATCAAGTTATCTCCACGGCAAGCAATAATTGCGAAACAATGTGAGATTATTATTCGTGCCACAGCCAAGGTCGGCATTATTGCTCTTGTGGACGAGGCTACCGGCTATCAATACGAGCGAGAGCATAATGAACTCCAAAAGATATTGGCTGCGTATGTTTCCGAAGAAATACTAAAATGGCAACTTACCTTTTCAGATGAGTTTTATAAAGAGGTATTCAGACTTTGGAATATCCCATATATTCCAAAGTATATTCGTATCAAACCGTCTTTTGTTGGGACGATAACCAAGGAATATATCTATGACCTACTCCCAAAAGGTGTTGTTGATAAAATAAAACAACAGACAGGTAAAACAGAAAGTGGGAATTGGAAATATAAATGGCATCAATCACTCACACCGAATGTAGGCAGGGAACATTTGGTTAAGCAGATACACGAGGTTACAACTCTGATGTCTATATCCAAAACGAAAGCGGAGTTCATTCATTATTTTGAAATGAAATATGGTAAAGAATTAGAACTCCCATTGGAGTTTGAATAGGTAAAAGTAACACCACAATTAAAGCAACTATTCTCAATGAGTTTAGTTGCTTTTTTGTATGTATATAACAGAACAATGACCATAGACGAGTTACATACCCTTTGGGAGAAGAAGAACGGCGGGAAAGCCGCTCCCACGGAACACGCTTTGCAGGTGGAGTGTCTGCGTTGGCTGCGTGTTGCGTACAGGGATGTGCTCTGCTATGCGATACCCAACGGAGCGTACACCACCAAGACGACCGCCCGTAAGTTGGTCGCCGAGGGCGTGTGCCACGGCATACCCGACCTGTGCATACCTGTCGGCAGGAACGGCTACCACGCCCTGTATATCGAAATGAAGAACGGCAAGGCGGGCAGGCTGTCCGAACATCAGAAAGAGGTCATCCCCCGCCTGCAAGCCTACGGTAACAAAGTGGTCGTATGCAGGACATTCGAGGAGTTCCGGCGGGAGGTGGAGGAGTATTTTGGTAATTTGTAATTTGTAATTTGTAATGGAGCAGTCTTCGGAAACGGGGGCTGCTTTTTTAATGCACAGTAATGCATAATCAAACCTCTCCAGCCCCTTCGAAGGAGGGGGGCAAAGAACAAGAACGCAACACCAACAACGTTTGCGCAAGCAAACCGGGAACACGAAATGAAATTATTTACATTTGCAGCAATCGAAGTGTGCGGAAAAGTGTAATTTTGCGATATGTAACAGATAACGACGCGGGACGCGTCGTCTCCATAAAAAATTGAATATGAGAAAGGCTTTTGTATTTAGGGCGGGGGATATACTGCGTGAGGCGGAGAAACGTACGAGCGTGGTAGGCAAGATGCGCGGGACGGACAAAGAGGCGCACCTGTATGACCGTATGGCACTGACGGAGGGCGAGCGTTTTCTGTCGGACGAGTATATGAAGGAAGCAGCGGCGGAGACATACGATTGGATAAAGGCTTTCGGGCGTGGCGTGGAGAATGCGTTTATGCAGTTTGCGGACGGCACGCTGAAGACGGTACGGAAACACTTTGGTGTCGGGATAACGATGGGCGGAAATAATTACGAATTAGGAATTAGGAATTATGAATTAGATGGCAATTTTGCAAGCATACGGAAAATAACCGGAAGGGGTTACGCATTGACGGTAACGCTGCCAAAGGTGGAGATAGAGACGGGAGATACGCAGGAAGTGCTATACAGGGTGTCGTTGCATATTACGGCGGGTGTGCAGGGTACACCGTTTGCGGAGGAGCGCATACTGACGGATGAGAAGACGGTGTCCGGATTTGCAAAAGACAAGAGTTTCACGCAGTGTGATATGCTGTTTAAGTTTGAGAGCAGCGATTGGGGCGAGGTAGTACCGTTGAGTGCCGACAGTGTAGATATAGAGACAGTGTCTGCGGACGTAGCGTCTGCGTCGTTGGCGGGATTTACGGAGTATGAGGGCAGATATGCGGAAGGTGATTTGCCGTTTGCGCTGAAGGACGGAACGTGGTATGAACCCGAGGCGGTGTGGTATGAGGCAGATATACGCAATGCGGTGGTTTACACATTGGAGATACCCGAATGGACGGACGAAAATATGCTCAGGAAAGTAGAGAACGACCTGAGGGAAGCGATGATAAACTACGTGGTATGGCGTTGGTTTGAGACGGTGAATGCGGGCGAGGCGGCGATATACTATGACAAATGGGAGGAGAAGGCGCATGGTGCGCAGTTGGGACTGAACACGGAGAAGCGTGTGCTGCAAAGGAGAGCGGTGTGGCTTTGATAATTTGTAGTTTGTAATTTGTAATTTGTAACGACGCGGGACGTGTCGTCTCCATAAATGCAACGCTACCAATGTGAGCGGAGCAAACTATTAACACGAAGTAAAAAAGATATGCAGTTTGAGGGAACGGATAATATAATAGCACTGAAAGGAATAGAGCGTGCGGGGAAGGACACGGTGTCGGCAGACGGCGCGATGAACGAGGTGGTCGGGCTGATTTCGCGTGATAACAGTTTTGTACCGTATATGCCGGCGGATATGGGTCTGAACAAGATGAACGGCGTGGTGATGGTTCGTGTGCACCATACCTCGACGGGGGATAACCTTATCCTTGTGCGGAAGTCCGACGGTATAGCGGGCAATAGCGGCGTAACGATAGAGTATGCTGATGCGGAGACGTATCGGCATAACGGGTATTGCACGGAGAATATAGAACAAAGAACGGCGGTGTACGGCGAGGTAAGAGAGATAGTGTTTATAGGCAACCGAATGGATATAGAGACGAACAGTGGCATAGAGCATTACCTGTGGAAGAATGGCAAATATGAACAGCAGGAGGGCATGGAGAGCAAGGACGGCTACGCATTGCCGTATGTGGAGTTCAGGGTTCGTAACGGTATCTACACAGGCGACAAAGTGCATGAGTTCGGTCAGATGTTATGGATAGAGAAAAACTATAACGAAAATCTTAAAAATAATAATTCGTGTCCTGACTTGCAAGCGGATTATGTGGAGGAGGTAGGCAATATGGGCAGTTATGCTCTTGCGCTGTTAGGTGAGATAAAGAAAGAAGGCGGCATAACGGGTTATGTACTGGTAGCGGCGGCGTACCATATAAAAGAGACATCGGGTGATGAAAACGAGTATATTATGGCAAGTCCCGTAGTACTGATGGGTGCGCCGGAGATATATCAGAAAGACGGTATGGTGTGGGAATTGAACGGGGCATGGGGAGCAAGTGTAAAGTATAGCGACAAACACCTGCCTACGGGTACATCGTATATGCTTGACGTGCTGGATTACACCAGTGCGATGAACGAAAACATCGGAGGCTCAGGAACGATGGCAACCGCAGCCCGTAAGCGTGTTACAGGTTTTAGCAGCCAAGAAAAATCTTTCAACCAACTGAAAGACGCGACGGATGATGATGCCAAATCGATAATGTACCCTGATGAAGAAGGTTTTGTCGGTGCGGTTGGTACTACGTTGCGCGAGGTAGGTAAATACAGGGCTACCGGTTATTACTCCGAAGGTTATATGTGTATTCCCCAGAGCAGTAAAACGAGTATTCGTTGTCCGATGCTGTTTGGCAGCAAGTATGCGGTATATTACCATCCGAAAAATAACGGTACTAACGATGCCAATGCGGAACATAAGGGTGTATGCGTATTGCGCGGAACGGGCAATGTGCTGAGCCTGCGTATTAGCGATACTATACCGGAGCGGTATGAGAACGAGATAGACGGGTTGGTAGTATTTATGTCGCCTATAATATCTCCTTTTGAGGTTAAATCGGGAGGAGAAGGTAAGGAACAGGATATAGATATGGTCAATACTCTGAAACGCAAAGACGAGAAAGAAGATGGTCGTACTATTGCCACGGGTGTGTTCTATTTCGACCATAAATCCACCGCAGGAAATTACAAGTGTAGGGAAGGTGCTTGCGGTGGCGGGGTTATACCAAAGATGAAATCGAACCAAAAGTTGCGAGATGAAATAGATAAAATCAATAACCTGTACCGTGTGCATACGATAGCGTTTAAGGACATCAAGAAAGGCGATTGGGTAGATATAGATTTGTCAGGCGGGCAGTTGGACAGCCTGACGCAGAATGAGGTACTGCTGCCGAGTGCGCTACAGAAGGTGAGCATTTTCAACGGTCATATCTTCGGTTACAACGAGCGGCTGCACGTGTATAACTATATCAAATCGACCATTCAGCGTGTGGAATATAGAGGCGAGAATTATTACGGCGAAAGAAAACACGGACAATACGAGCCTACTCATAGTCTTACGTATCACTATGCGATAGTGGTGTATGACCAGAACAGCAGCGTGGTGGTGAAAGAGTTTGACAGCACGTATGAGGCTATCAATCCGATAGTGAGTTATCCTGATGTACAAGCGAAGAAAATCCGTATTATCAAGCGTTATATCAAATGGGGCAAGTTTTATTTGGGTACCAAAGATTATACTCCGGAAGTGTTCGGTGGTAAGTTCTCCTGCTATTGCATTGACAAGAACTTAGAACCGATAAATGTTCCCTGCACTAAAGTAGATGCGGGTGCATATAGTCGTGCTGTTCCCGAGGAGCAGATTTCGCAAGACTCAAAGGAATACGGCAAGAACGAGATACGTGTGTCGGATGCAGGTGCGACCATTCTTCCCGACGAGAACAGTTACAAGGTCGGCAAGGGCGAGATAATAGGTTTGGCTCGGCTGACTATGGGTTTGAGCCAAGACAACTTCGGGCGGTTTCCGTTGGTTGTGTTTACGACGGACGGGGTTTATACGATGGAGGTTGACCAAACGGGCAAAGGTGCATATACGGCACAAAGCCCTGTGAGCCGTATGATATGCACAAACAAGGGGAGTATCTGCGAGTTGGACGGAGCGGTGCTGTTTGCGACGGAGTATGGGCTGATGATGCTGACGAGCGAGGGTGTGAAACCTGTGGCGCACCACGCCAACGGCGAGCCGAAGACGACCGTAGCGAGCGAGGGTCTGACGATGTACAGGAACGCCATACGCCACGAGAAAATAACGGAGATGGAGGATATGGTGTCGGACGAGGATTTCGTGGCATATATACAATATCCCAATACGACGATACGGTATATACATACGCTGAATATGGTAGTGATATACAACCCGCTGGTGGCGTATAGTTATGTAATGGAGTTGTCGGAGTTTATGGTTACGAAGGTGGCGCAGCAGATAACAATGGACGACCAAGACTACCCGAAGCAGACGTTTTACCTGCAAGAGAAGAAAAAGATACGCCTGCGGATAGAGCGCACCCGGTATGAAAAGGATGAGACGATAGACGTAGCGAAAGCGACGGAGGCGATAGATACGGAAGCGTTGCTGAAAGCGTATCTGCGGAAACAGATATTGGAACAACTGGACGGGTTGATGGACGACAATGGGACGGGGTGGGAAGAAGCGCAGGCTGACTTGGATTATATCAGAGAGCAGCAGAAATTTTTCGAAAATATGAATGACGAGACTTACTTTATTGTCAATTTCGGTATGAGCAAGGAGGAGAAGTTGGCGGAAGTAGCGGCAGAGCGCGAGGAAGCGGAAGCGGAAGTGGACGCATACGAAGCGAAAGACGAGCAGATACGCGAGGCGAAGCGAGCGTTTGATAACGAAACAGAGGGTGCAGATGAGAGAGTGGAAGCGTTGGGTATCAAGAGTGTACCTACATTGTTGCAGGAAGAGCAGGACGGCAAGGCGGATTACAGTGCATTGCGCGAGCAGTTAAAACAGGAGGAGATAGAGCGCGAATACGGCTATATAGACGAGGACACGGAGCGGCTGCCCATAGGCGAGATGATACTGGAGAAGCAGAAGGACGGCACGTGGAAATGGGGGAAGACAACGGTAACGACGACGGCATTGAACGATGTCGGTTTCTTTCCTGCGACAGGTATGAAGGCGGGTGAGAGATATGTGATTGAGGTGGAGAATATGCAGCCCGTGGCGGTGCAGTTTGACTACAGCATACCGGAAGGGAATGTACAATGCCTGCTGCAAAGCCGTCCGATTAAGTTGGAAAGTACACATCTGAAGTCGGCATACCGTGTGGTGGTGCGCGGAACATTTGAGAAAGGGGACGACATACGTATAGAGAGCAAGAACGGCTCGATATTCAACATCACGGACAAGGAGAAACTGCTGCACTACTGCCAAGCGGGTACGACGCTGTACTTCAAGGGCAAGTCGGTACACGTAGGCAACCGTCCCGGGACACTCAGATGGTACTGGGAGGACACAGACGGGAACAAGGTGGAACTGAAAAAGTACGGCATCGAGTTGGCGACGAGTGTGGAGAAAAAAGAGGACACGCTGACGCTGTCGATACGGGAACACTATGCGGGTCTGTACGTGTTCGGCAGTTTGGACGGCGAGCATTGGATGCCGATAGGCGGAACGGAGAAACTGCTGTCGTACAACCGCTTTCACGACATAGGCGTGCGGACGCACAGGGTAAGTGTGAAGTATCTGCTGGTGGTATTCACAGGGTATCTGAGTACGGACAGCCATATCGACGGAATGGAAATAACAAGCGAAACAAAATATAACAACAAACTTAAATAGGAGGGAAGCCCTGTAGTAACATCAACTATCGTAGGTATCATAGGTGCAGTGATAGCAGCCGCCACAGCAGCGACGAGTGCGGGAATGGCGGCGAAGAACGCCGCTGACGCACGGAAGACTGCGATGAAGAACGCAGCCGAGACGGAGGAGCAGAAACGCACGGACGAGGCGTTGTTCAACCGTCAGTATTACCAAGACATGACCGAGCGGAGCGAGGTGAAGAATATGCTCCGTAAGTTGCAGGAACAGCAGGCTGAGCAGCGCAGTGCCAACGAGGCTCGCGGGGCGGTATTGGGTACGACCGAGGAGCAGCAGATAGCGCAGCAGGACAGCCTGAACAAGAGTTACGCCAATAGTCTTGGAGAGATGACGGCTAATGCGTCCACGCTCAGGGACGGCTATCTGCGGGACTATCAGAACAACCTGCACAACTACTACACGCAGCGCAGACAGGATAATACCAACCTGTCGAATTTGCAGAAGGATATGAGCAACCAGTGGGGGCAGGCGGCAAACAATGCGTTCCAAGCAGCGGGCAGTTTCGCAGGCATAGCGGCGGGGGCGACAGGCGAAGCAGTAGCGAAAGCACCCGCCAAAGCCCCTGCTATGAAGACCAACACCGCCCCGACAGGCGAAGCAGTAGCGAAAGCACCCGCCAAAGCGGGGCAGTATCAAGCCGCAGCCGATACGATAACCAATCCGCTGGAGCAGAGTATATATCATACAATGAGCAATGCGGCGGAGACAGCCCCCACGACGCAACAGGTAATGCCGAAGACGTGGGCGGAGCAGAGTGCGGTGTACAAGCAGTCGACCAACCCGTGGGAGGTGAAGTGGAACAATTAACAATTCATAATTCATAATTCATAATTAACATTCATTGTTCCACGACCCTGTGGATAGCCTGATGATACCCTGTGGATAGGGGGTGGATAACAGGATTGTTCCACGGGGCAATTTTGTAAATGAGACAATTTGTAAATTTGTAAATGGATATGGAAACAACATTTGACAATGATAAAGGCTATTGGGTAAAGCGACAAGGTGCGGACGATGTGTTGCGCGAGGAGCGCAGGGAAGCGGGGCAGATGGCTGCCACGGCAACGGGTATGCCGGAGTATAAGAGTGCAGCGGACTTCGACGCGCGTTTCTCGAAGATGTTACAGGCGGACGAGGAGAAAGAGCGTGCGCGGAAAGAGAAAGAGATACAGCGCAAGCAGATAGCGCAGAGTATGAGCGACCTCGGTGCGGTGTTCGGCGATGTGATAAAAGCGTCGGGCGGTGCGCTGGTAACTCCGAGAGACGTACAGGCGAAGTATGACGCACTGGACAAGCAGTCGCAGGCGGTATATGACAACTACCGTGCGCGTATGGACGCTATGCGCAAAGAGTTGAATGACGATGCGGAGAAAGACCGAGACCGTGCGTTGAAAGCCAAGGAGAACGCAGAAGCGTGGGCATACCAATGGCGACTATATGCAGCAAAGAAAGCGGCGGATGACGCGAAGACAGATGCCGAGCGCAAATGGAAAGCCGCCGAGGCAGAGAAAGACCGAAAGGCGAAAGCCAACGCAGCATACATTCGCGCCACGGGGAAGAAAGATGCAGATGTTTACAGGAGACTGACGCTTAACGACGGTCGTACTATCGACACTACCAAAGCCGACAACACCAGCCGCTTGCGTATGATGCTCATATATATGATACGAAATGGAATGGTAGATGTCAATAACGATGCTCTCTACAAGAGCGTTACAGATAGCCGTTTAATAAAAAAAGACAACGGGGAATATACTTTTGAAGAAGAAAGTGTACCCTTGGTGATTTCACGATTAAGCGATGATGATGTTCTGGAAACCATAACGCATTATCTTGATTTTCTCGACAAGGAGGAAAACGATGCGTTATACGATACGTTTGGTCAGAAAGCCATACCGAAGAGGAAACCGACTACCACGCAACCGGCGAAAGGGACTACCACGCAACCGGCAGAGACAACGGCAACAACGCCACAACCCAAACAGACCTCAACAGGCGGACTATACTAAAACCGAAAGATTATGAACGAAGAGAGAATGCGGAAACTATATGGCAACTTGCGCGATGCCAATGTAGGTTTTGACCGGATATACGAAGAGTTTGCATTGGATATGCAGGACGAGGAGAAGCGCAAAAAACTACATGGCAACTTGCCGAAAATCAATCCTGACTTTAGCCGAACCTACGAGGAGTTTTCGGAGGATATGGGTTTGCCTATAGGCGGAGCAGAACCACAAGAGCAGAAGCAGGAGCAGGAGAGCCGTCAGAGTTGGATAGGGCGTAAGGCGGAGAACCTATGGAACGCAACAAAGAGCGGTCTGCTGACGGTAGGGAAGCAGGCACTGAAACTAAGCAATATAGTGGGCGGTATGCCCATGGATGAGCCGTGGACGGACACCAGTGTAGCCCGTCAGGAAGACCAGATGCGTGTAAATGCTACTCCGTACAAGGAGCGTGTGGCTGCGGCAGAGCGTGTAGCGAATGGCGAGGGTAGCGAGCGGGACAAAGAATTAGGCGAGGGTATTCGCTTGGCAAATGAATTGGATAAGAAGCAGCAAGCGGCGGCAAACAAGGCGAGACGCGATGTAGGCAAGGACGCAGGATTTGTGGACTTGATAAAAAGCGGCAATATCGGCGGTGCGATGGAGTTGGGAATGATAACTGCTTTGGAGAGTGCGCCGCAGATGTTGGCAGGTCATAACGCTGCGGGTGCGGTGGTATTGGGTACGCTGTCGGCATCGGACGAGTATGACCGTCTGACAAAGGAGCGTCCGGATATGAGCGACGGAGCGAAAGCGGCGCAGGCGGTGTTCCACGGAGCGATAGAGCAACTATGGGAGCAATGGGGCAATCCGCTGAAATTGGGCAGCAAAGCGAAAGTGGGCGGCGAGATAACGCAACAGATAGAGGAATGGGTAAAGAAAAGCGGCAAGGAGAAACTGAAGAGTGCTGCCAAGGGAGGTTTGGAGTGGCTGAAAGAACTGGGAGATGAAGGTATGGAGGAAGTATGCACCGACCTGAGCAATATGATATTCGACACCTTGCTGGGTGCTGTAGATGAGAACAGCGAGGGACTGATAAAGGAGTATCAAGAGCAGGCGGCGGCAGCGGCGCAAGACGGAAAAGAACTGACGAAGGGTCAGTTCGCGTGGGAGAAGACGAAGGGTCTGATAGACGATTTCCTTGGCGGTGCGATGGCGGGCGGCTATATGGGTGCAGGCAGTATGGCGGTGAACAAGGCAGCAGGTCATTATGCCAAGACGCACGTGCAGGACGAGGACGGTACGACCCGCCGTATGAACAAGTACGAGCGTGAGCAGATGCGTGAGCGTGCGGAGACGATGAACCAAGTGGTAAGCGAGATAGCGGAGAAGAGCGGACTGACACGCAAGGAGGTGCTGGAGCGTATGGACGCAGAACGGGAAGCACAGCGCACCAACGGCAATGCGGTAGAGGGTAACGCGTATGGTTTTCTGAACCGGCTGAATGAAGGGTTGGCAGACCACGGTATGCGTCAGAGTGCGCAGAACGGCTGGATGGACGTGCTGGACAGCGATGCGAAGGCAATAGACGTACCGGTATGGGAGAACGGCAAGACGAAGACCTACCGTGTGATAGTGAACAACCTGCACTTGAACGATGACGGGACGATAGATACGGCGCAAAGCGGCGACATAAAGATAGCGGATTTGGGTGCGCGAGAGTATGTACGGGAAGACGGTATGCGTCAGAGTGTGCTGGAGCGTCTGAACAATGCGCTGCGCAAGGAAGGTAATAACAAGCCGCAAGAGCAACAGGAAGCACCTGCGCCTCAGCCCGCTGCGCCACAAGGTAAGGCGAAGCCGGCGGGAACACCCCGTATGCCCAAGAGTGTGCGGCAGCAGGCTATACGTATCGAGTTGGACGGCAAGCCTGTGAACGTGCGCTATACGGTAACGAAAGCGGTATGGAACGAGGACGGCAGTCTGAATACGGACGAGAGTAGCAAGGTACTGCTATTCCCCAACGACCCGAAAGGCGCATACGGTGCGACCTTCGGCAGCAGGACGGAAGAAGCGGTAGCGGCATTGCAGGACGCACTGCGCAAGCAGCAGGCGGAGCGTGTTGCGGCAGAAGAGCAAGCCGCGCAGGAAAAAGCGATAGCAGAGCAGCAGGAGCAGATATTGCCTGTTGAGGGAAGAGAGAGTGTGGAAGCGGTTGCAGCGCAGGACGGAGAAACAGGGCAGAGTGATGCGCCCGTTGCGGAAAGCAGAAACAGCGAGCCTGCGCCGAAACCTTATCCGGTGAAAGCGGACGGTACGCCCGATTTTGAGCAGATAGGCACAGACCCTGAGATGAGTGTGGCGGCAGCACGTGATATGGGTCTTAACGAGAATGCTCTGATAGACAACTCGGTGGCACGGATAGACGAGGAGATTGCTGCAACGCAGAAGAGCAAAAAGATGTCTGTGTTGGAGCAGATGGCACGTGTGGACGCACTCGAAAAAGAGAAAGCGCATTGGGAAAGTATGCGTCAAACAGAAGAAAATGCGGAAAATCCGACGGAAGGTTTGGATAATCAAAAAGAAAATAGTAATTTTGCAAACGAAGGAGGACAACAAAATGACACTGGAGGAATACAAGGACAAGATACGGGAGTACGCCCTGAGCAGGGAAATGGACAAACAGGGGATGGAGTGGCTCGAGGAGGACATGCAGAGTCTGACACAGCAGACAGCGGACAAGATATGGTGGGGGGAAACAGCCTACCTGCTTCTGCTGTAACCGACCCATTGGAAACAGGAAGCCTACCTAATGTTTCTATAACCGACCAACAAAATGACACTGGAGGAATACAAAATGACACAGGAAGAGGTGAAGAAATTGTGCCAACAGAAAATAGCACGCTTCAAGAAACTATACGAACAACGTCTGGGCGAGACGGCATTGGACAAGATGTTGAATTGGGTAATGCAACTCAAGGACGAGATGGAAAGAATGAACGCTCCGGAAGAATTGATACAAACAGCAATCAAGGAGACAATAGCGAACTTTCTGTTCATCAAGAAGTATTGCAATTCCCTAACTCCGCAAACGTTAGCGAGCGACTATCTCAAGCGTCTGACCGCATAGATAAACTTCTTGCAGGGCGGGGGATAAAACACACTCAACAGCCAATCAAGTTAGCCTCCGCCCAATCTTTCCACGATGCGATTGCGCAAGGCAAAGTACACAACACTATGGGGTGGTGTGTAGATGTGCATGATGTATCAGACTACGAAAATTGTACGTGCCTTCTGACAGAAGACGGACAAGCAGGTATCGCTATCACACCCGATGGCGATATAATCTCGTTGTTCTCCATTGGTAATGGAAAAGGGGTTGCCAATAAACTCATTCCATTAGCCATTGCTATGGGCGGACGTACAGCAGACTTTTATATTACTCCAAATAGCCCAACTTCAAGCAATGGTTTACAGAACTTGTATGCTCGTTTTGGTGCAAAGGTCGTTGCACAAACACCGTTTGCAGAGCAATATATGCAGTACAACCCCGAATGGGTAGCATACGAGAATGGGCTTGTAGAAAAGTATAAGTCGGAAGGTTTCTCGGAGGAAGAAGCCCGCGAAAAAGCGCACGCCGAGGCGACAGACCACCCCGTAGGGGCTTGTATATTCCCTGCTACGGCGGAGGAAGCGATTGAGTTTAAGGCACAGAACCCGCAGTATACTGTGGATATGGACAGAGTGGAGAAGTTTGAGGGCGAGGACGGTTACGAAAAGATGATGGCACACAGGGACAAAGAGTTGGAGAAAGAGAAACAGCAGCCGAAGACAGAACCGAAAGAGGAGAACGGGACGGGTGATAACGAGGTCTTGAACCTTGAGAAAGACAAGAGTATCGTAATACTGACACACCCGATAAAGAGCCATTACCCGCTGGTGCGTGTAGCCCGAATGAGTATAGAGGACGGGAAGACGGTCTATCGGGAGATAGGCAGCAACGCCGTGCTTGACACCGAGAGCGGTTTTTGGACACCCAACAAGAAGAAAGAGGTTGTCAAGAATGGCGGTGTGCGCTACTTGGTAGTGGAGAAGGCAGGAAAGAAACGCGGCATCCCTGTGCGCAGTACGGTATGGCAGTTGGCAAAAATCAACCGGCAGAACGTACTGAAAGTGAACGGCAAGAATGTTACGGGTACTCGCGGCTTGGTCGATGTGCGTATTGACCGCAGGGCGCAAGCCAACGAGGCGTATAACAAACTGACAGATATAGTAGGTGTGCTGACCAAAGCCTTGGTAAAAGACCCTATTACGGGGAAAGGCATTACTCTGCGTGATATTCTTAAATTGCGCCCGGAGAGTTTCGAGGTGCAGAAGACCGACAAAGACGGCAAACCTTTGTATGACGAAAACAACCAGCCGATAATCGAACAGAGGGTAATGACTGTTTGGGAGCGGATACAGGCGAAGTGCGACGAGATTGCCCAAGAAAGCCGCAAGGCTTCCGACGAGAAATACAATACCCACTCCACCGAGAAGCAGATTAAAGAGCAGTCGTCTGCCTTACAAACCGACTTGTCTGCTGCGATGTCCAAGATAGCGGGTGCGTGGAACAGGGTGTGCGAGAAGAACTCTGTGGACGCGGTCATCAAACGGCAGTTGGAGAATATCGACAGCAAGTTGATAGATACGTATCGGGCATTACGCAAAGAAATCTACGGCGAGGAGCGTGGGGAGATACCTACTGCACAGATACCCGACAAGAAACTCGGCAAGTCGGGCGGGCGATACACCCAGCAGGACAGCAGTATATTCCGCTATATGCAAGTGGTGGCAGAGATAGTGCAGCAAGCAGAGACGTTGCACGAAGCCGAGGTGAAGACGCTGAAACAAAAAGCAGAAAGCAAGCGTCCGACCCCTGAGGAGGAAGCGGTTATGGCAATACCTGTGCCTTGGGATTTGGACGCATTGGCTATATCTATTCCGTGGTATGCAACGGGCAAAAGCGAAAAGGAGCGCAACACCAACAAGAAATCCAAGGACAAGACCGAGGAGGATTGGCTGGCGGATATAGACGCTATAGACAATGCGAATGACCTGCGGAAGAAATGGATAGACATCAAGCGGACGGCTCTGTACAAAGACCCTGACAACAAAGCGTTCAGAGACAGAGTGGAAGATGCGGTGGACGACAAAGCCGCAGAGTTGGGTGTGGATATTGACTATCTGGACGACAACGATGACGCAAGCCGAAAGCCCAAGCCGAAAGTCCGCACGATAGACGATGTAGAGAATGACTTGACGACTGCACGGCTGGCACTTGAGGACGCAATGGACGAGGATGATTTTGACAGCGTAGAGCAGTTGAACAAGCGTATCGCCGAACTGAATGCCGAGAAGGAGAGTATCATCAACAGCCAAGCGGAGATGCAGCGTGGCGGCGGGGTGGCGCGTGCCGTTACTCCTGTGCAACGCTTTGTAACGAATGTGGTGATGAAAGCGTTGGGGAAGGTGAAAGGTATTGCGGTACACCGTGCCACGCAGGACGATGTAAAAAGAGTGTTGGCTACGCTTGGAAAGGATGTGGAAATGCAGCGTAAACGTGCCAACCGCTCTTTTAACCAATTCTTGCAGGACTACATTGCAGGCAAGACCAACGTCCATCAGATATGGCACGCAAACATCAATGGTGTGTTACGCTATCTGACCAACGGCAAAGAACTGTCGGTGCGCCAAGCCGTACTGAACAAGGCTGCCAAGAAGCACAATATCGATTTGAATAGTTTAGGTAATCTGATAGACAAACTATCCGACCCTATTGCTGTATTCAAGAGTGCACGGGAGGACGTAAACGGCAAGGTTGTGCTGATAGACGCAAGGGACAACGCAGGCAAGCCGATAGTGGTGGCTATCAATATGGACAGCCACCAAGGCGGTATGGAAGTGAACGATGTAACCTCTGTATATGGCAGAGAGAACATCGAAGACTTTGTACGTTGGGCAGAAAAAGATTTGTTAGAAGACGGCAGCCGAGAAAAATTTGAAGCACTGGCTAACTCTTTTCCCGAAAATGATATTCGGGGGAATTTGAAACCGGCACTTCAAGAATTGGCTGCAAAGATACAAGAAAAATCTGACATAGCCAAACAAAAACAGATAGAGGCGCAGATTGCATACCACGGCACAGGTGCGAAGTTCGACCGGTTCGACCACTCGTTTATGGGAACGGGCGAGGGTGCGCAGGCGTATGGCTGGGGGACGTATGTGAGCAAACGACGCGGTGTAAGCGAAGGATATGCAGAAGAAATAACACGTGATGAAGTAATAAAACTCAATGGTAAAGATGTCAATTATATTATTGATGACTCTGAGTTGTCGGAAGAAGCACAGGAGAAACTAATTAACATATTAACGGATGCTGCGTATAGTAACAGCGACAGACCTAATCGTAATCAGGCTTTTCACAACCATCTTTCCACAGTATTGGAAGAACTCAAGGAGTCTATTGCCAATAATGAGAACGCCGAAACAGAACAAGAGGTAGCCGATTGGCTGGGGAATAATCTCAATTCTCTTAGTTTTCCTGAGCCGAAGTTACCCCAACTCTACACCGTAGAAATCCCCGATGATACAGGCAGTAATTACTTGAGTTGGAATGACCGTGTCAGCAATGAAGAAGCCAAGCGTATAGGCGATGCCTTGTACAACCATCTCATACAAAGCGACACAGAAGGATTGTATGAAACAGATGCAGCCAAACAGCAGTTGCGCAGGGATATAGACAGCCAGTTTACATCGCAGGACGGCAGTTCTATATATGGCAACATACAGGATTATCTCGGCAGCGACAAGGCGGCAAGTCTGTTCCTTAACTCTATCGGCTACACGGGTATCAAAGTACCTATCAACAACACCCGCGGTGCAGTAGCCGAAACGGAGAATGACTGGAACTACGTCATCTTCAACGAGAGCGACCTGCAAATCAAAGACCGTGTGGAGTTGATGGAGACTCCCGACGGCACGGTGTACGGTTGGGCGGTAGGCAACGAGATTTATCTAACAGAGGAGGGTATGAACCCCGAGACCCCTATCCACGAGTACACCCACCTGTGGGCGAAAGCGATGGAGAACGCTGACCCGAAAGGCTGGGCGAAGATTGTGCGCCTGTGCAAAGCGAACAAAGCCTTGTGGGAGAGCGTAAAGAACGACCCGAACTATGCGAACATCAAGGACGATGAGAGCCGTATAGCGAGCGAGGTGCTGTCCCGCTATGCAGGCAAGCACGGTATGGAGCGGCTGACGGAGGAAGCGGAGCGAATGGCGAAAGAGGGCAAGAGTTTCGAGAGCGACGTAGAGTCGAAATTGTTTGTGAGCCGCATAAAAAATGCGCTGAACAACCTGTGGAGTTGGGTAAAGAACAAGTTGGGCATTGAGAACTTGGACGATATATCCGACCGCAGTCTGTATGACCTGCTGAACGGCACGGATTTGGGGTTGGAAGAGATGGGGCTGACCACGGAAGAGAAGCGTATCGCCGAACAGGCAAAAGCCGACGGCACGTATATGCAAGCCCCTAACGGCAAGCCGAGCAATCTCAGCCCGAAGCAGTGGCTACAGACCCGCACCGAGGCTTTCAAAGAATGGTTCGGCGATTGGGAATTGGCGAACAAGAGTGTGGAGATGGTGAAAGCCGCTGCGGCACACGGCTTTGCCAATTTCAGCGAAGCCCGCCAATGGGCAAAAGACCATATTGTGCGCACGTTCAACAACGAAGAGACGGGCGGCAAAGGCGATATACGTATCAGCAATACGGCGGTGGAGAAGTTCCTGTCGGAGAGTTCGGTAAGCAAGAGCGACAGCAGGAACGTACACTTGTCGGTATTGAAGGTGCTGCCCGATGTTATCCGTACGAGTATCGATGTGGAGCAGCACGCTGACTACAAGAAAAGCGAGGACGGAAAGCGCAGTCCTGAGAACGGAGTAAATCCGAATGTAACCATACACCGTTGCTATGGTGCTGTTGAGATAGACGGGCAGGTATATAGGGTAAAAGTAACGCTGAAAAGTGATGTTACACAGGGCGACACAAAGAAAGCCTATTCCTACGAAGCAACAAAAATAGAGTTGTTAGACGGACAACATGGGAACCCCGTAGGCTTCCCCCGCAATTCTAACAACTCTATATCCGCTGCAAAGTTACTACAAGATGTTGAGAGTAGCAAACAAAACGGCAAAAAAATCTTAGGCGGGCAAATGCTCCTCGACGAGAACGGCGAACCGAAAGTGGTGTACAGGGGCAGTGCCAACGATGACTTTGTTTTCCGCAGCCGTTATGGCGAGGGTACATATTGGTTTACAGACAACCGTGAGGTAGCGGAACACTATGCCCGCCGTGGTGCTGACCACGAACTGACGGACTACGAGTTGGACGGACGTGTGCAACCCGTATTCCTCCGCTTGGGCGACAGCAGCACATACAACGCCGAGGGGCGCAACTGGGAGAACGTCTATACCGAGCCTGTGTATCAGATTATCGATGAGGAGAGCGGGGCTATCACGGCAGAGTTCAAGACCCGAGAGGAAGCCGAGCGGTACTGCGAGGAGAACGGTCTCGACCCGGAGATAGAGATATACGAGAGCAACGGCGTAACGGGTGATATAGCCGCGCAGCAGTTTGCCGGCGGCAAGACGGGTGTGGTATTCGAGAACGTGGTGGACGGCGGCAGCGTACCGAGCAATGTGTATGTGGTGCGGGACAACGGACAAGCCAAGAGTGCGACCGAGAACAACGGCGGGTTTGACGAGACGAACCCCGACATCCGTTTCCAGATAGAGAGCGGCGATATAGGCAGGATAGACGAAGCGATGGAGCGCAAGATGAAGGCGTTGAGTGACCAATACAGAGTGGCGCAATACGACCCGAAGGTGAAGATGCCGGAGCGGCTGGGGTTGCTCAACCGGTTTGTCAATCGTGTTTTCGACCGCACGGAGGGGGTGCGTATATTGCTTGACCGTATGGACGATGTGCGCCAAGCGATGGGGCTGACAAAGGTGAACCGAGACAAGTACGATGTGCGTGCAAAGTTGGAGCAGAGTGAAGCCGCTGCGGCAGGCAGGCAGAAACTGCTGGACGACCGCCAGTTGAAAGACCTGCGTGTGTGCCTGCACGGCAAGCGTGGCAAAGGCGGATTGGCGGAAGCCGTAAAGAAAAGTCCGCTCTACCAACGCTATAAGACCGAGCAGTATATCGACGCGGACGGCAATATGAAGACCCACGAACTGACACCCGAAGCGTTTATCGACCGTTATCTGATAGCGCGTGATACGATAGAGCGTATGGAAATGGGTATTCCGCCCCGTGGTATAGCGGAGTTTGTGCAGCGTATGGGTACGGATATGGTAACGTTTGTGCGAGAGGTGCAGGACGCTTTCAGTACCGAGCAACTGACGGAGTTGCACAACTGCATCAAGGCAATCACCGATGTGTCGCTTGACGCTTTGCACGATGCGGGTATGCTGACCGAGGAGCAGTATGCGATATACAAAAGCCGTAAGTTCTACGTACCGGAGAAAGGTTTTGAGGCGCAGAACTCGGAGGGGCTTGCCCGAACCAAATGGGAGCGTATCAAAGAGTTTGTCGGTTTGGGCGACAAGGATATAGCCGACACCACGCCCCGTGGCAACGGTGTGCGCCCGATGGCAACGTCGTACCGTGCGCGTGGCGGCGACAGTCTGGCAACCGATGTGCTGGCACATATCGTACAGGACACCTACGACGCTATCGAGAAAGCGGAACTAAACAAGGTGAAGCGTGCGATGTATGACCTGCTACGCGAAAACCCGGAAGTAACCCGTGCGCTCAGATTACCTGTACCGCATGAGGTCTATTACGTAAAGAACGAAGCGGGTGAATGGGTGCGGAAGACGGACGGTGCGACCGCAGAGGAGAAGGCGGAGGCGCGTGCTATCATGGCGCAGGTGCATATACTGGAAGCCGAGATAGCGAACACTACCGACGAGCAAACGAAGAACGACCTGTACGACGAGATAGACGCTCTGTTGGAAGCCATGCCTTTTGCCGACGAGTACACAGCCAAGAACGTATGGCAGAGCGAGCAGGAGAAACGGAGCGAGAGCGTAGGCGTATGGGTGGATGGTGTATTACAGGAGATGCGTTTCCCGAATATGGAGCAGGTAGCCAACGCACTCAACAACAAGGCAAACACCCAGTTGAGTTTGAGTGCCGTGCGCAAAGTGAATGCCTTTATAGCCGGCACTTGCACACAGTACAACCCTGCGTTCTTTGCGGTGAACCTTGTGCGTGATGTGCCGTTTATCTTGGCGAAAGGCAGCAGCGAGTACGGCTACGAGTTTGCGGCACGCTTCGGGCAGGAGTTGGTGCGCCCGACCAATCAGATAGCCATAGCACAATATATAGCAGGCAACTTGGACGAGAGCAAAGGCGGTATATACCAAGACTTCTACAACTTTATCACAGGCGGCGGTCAGACGGGTTATGCGAGAAGCAAAGACCTTGTGGAACTGCGTGATATGATAGACAAGTGGAAAGGCTGGAGCAAGTTGGGCGGCTTCGGTGTAGGTATGCAGGAGATACTGGATATTGCTCCGAAACTGAACGAGTTTAGCGAACTATGGACGCGTTTCAGTGCATACAGGGCGATGTTGGATTGCGGCTACAGCCAAGAGGAGGCGTTGAAAGCCGCCAAGAACCTGAGTGTAAACTTCAACCGCAGAGGCTTTGGCGGCAAGTTGGTCAATATGCTGAGCAGTGTGTCGATGTTTGCCAACGCCACTATGCAGGGTGCGTGCGGTTTCTACCGCACTTTCGGCGGCAGTGTGGCAGGCAAGAAGAACAGCAAGGGCAGACGTGTAGCACGGGTGATAACCAACTTTATGGCTATCCCTGCCATTGCAGGTGCGTTGTTTACCCTGTTTACGCCCGACGATGATGACAAAGAGAAGAAGATACCCGACTGGGAACGGGACAACTATATCTGTATCGGCAACTGGCGTATTCCGCTCAACGAGCAGATAAAGCCATTCTTCCTTGTGGGTGTAAATGCGGTGCTGCTGGCACAAGGGCGGCGCACGTGGGGGCAGGTGGTCAGCAGTATGGCAAAGAGTATCACGCTAAACCTGCTGCCCGTACCGCCTACGGTATCGCAGAGTATCAATCTCGGTATAGAGAGCGTGGATGGGACTCGGGACGATGTGCGTTGGGGAACCATAGTGCGTGAACTGTGGATGCCACAGGGCTTGCAGAACTTCAATGCTTTGGCAGAGGGCAAGGACTTTATGGGACGCGACCTGCGCACGGACTACGGCGATGTACCTGAATTTCGTGCCGCGCCGAATGAGGCGCAGATGTACCAAGACCTTGCGTATATCGGCTACCGTATGGGCGGCGGACGGAAGGATATGTATTCCACCTACAAGAAGGACGGCGACGAGATAGACTACAACCGCAACCCCAAAGAGATAAAGAACAATATCTTCTTTACACTTGCGCCGCAGGGCTGGGTGGATATAATGCAGACGATGTGGGGCATAGGACACGCTGTGGCTACCAAAGACAAAGTCAAAGAGAGTGTGCGCAGCAAGGATATACCTATCCTCAACCGTTTCTACAAACCGACGAGCGTGGAGATGTACCGCTATGGTATCTACAAGCAGGTGCGCGAGGAGTTGGAGGAATACAAGGAGCGCATAAGCAACGCCAAGCGGCAAGCCGAGGGCGGCAATGCGGCAGCGACTTTGGAGGTGGATAAACTCAATGCCGAAAAAGAGGCAAAGGATATGGAGATGATAAACAAAGTAATGAATATCTACAACACAATCAACACCTATCAGCAAGCCAAGCAATTCGGTATGAACGAAAAGGAACTGAAGAAAATTCTGCCCGAAGGTATAGAGGGAACGGACGAGGAGCGCAAGGCGTGCATACAGGTAATGCGTCAGTGGCTGATAAATACCAAGGGCGTACGTGCTATGGTGGACGACGAAGGCAAGATTGTGGTACGCGTCAAGTAGTTGAGGGTTGAGAGTTGAGGGTTGAGAGTTGAGAGTTGTCGAATAAATAAGAACACCCTGCGGAGACAAGACCGCAGGGTGTTCTTTGTATTATGCTAACAGGAAGGGTTTGCTTTCCGTGGCAGTTATTCCATAGTTTGCCACTACTACAAGGGCATCGCTTTCAGTTGCCCCATTGGGGGCGGTGGGTTAAGTGCCAGCCGCCGCAGGCGGGGCAGAAATAGGCACGGACGGGGACGATATGCGTATCGTAGTCGTCGGCGTTGTAGCGGATATGGAGCAGGGCTTTCTGCTCGGTCTCGAAAAGCATTTTGCTCCGCATAGCCAGCGGGCAATACACTCGATGTTTCGGTTTCATAGTCCCTTGATTTCCATTGGTATTGGTATAACCTGACTTATCTGCTTCGTGTAGAGTTTGACAAACTCTGTTATTGCAACGAACTGTACGGCATCGTTGTTTATTGTTTCGAGTGCCGTCCCGATGTTCCAGCCCATTACAATCGAATGGTGTATTATCTCTGTGAGTTGGTCGGGGGAGAGAGTGATAGGTTTGCTTTTGTCCGCACTGCCCATATCGCAGCGGAGTAATTCTTGTATCATAGACAAACGGCGGGAGTATATATCCACGAAGCCGTCTTGAAATTCTTTCTCTGTCATATCTTTTGAGTTTTAGAAAAAAGCAGGAACGGACAAACCTGCGAGTACTAAACATAAACAAATCAATAAACTGTGTACCGCTTCCGTTTTTGTCCCCTGCGGTGTGGGGTTATGAAAAAGTATGCAGGTCGGGTGCGATATTTCAAGATATGCCAGCGGTGCGACCAATGTTCCTCGGTAGTTCCTACTGTTACAGGCTCGGTTACCCTACGCCCTACCGATTTATCAGCCTACTTGTGTGAGGTAGTTCCTACACTTTTTATCTCCTGCCGCTACCGCAAGTCTGCTCAGTGTTACAGGGCTTTCGCCCGACTTGCTTTCCGACATTTATCCGCACTTTCGGCTCACCGCTGCCCTGATTATCCAAGCAGCCCCTTTACTGTCTTATCCTGCATACTACGTTCAATGCTTGTGATTTGGTCATAATCAATCCTCCTCTTCTATTTCAATTATGCGAATATAGTAGTTGTCGCCACTATACCCATAATCACCGTTGTTAAACCGTTGCTCAAACTCAATAGGCGAGATACATTCGGCAATGTCCTCGCGGAATAAGTTCATCAAGTCGCCGTAACTGAGACTATCGAAATAGGATTTCGGTTGGTTCTCATACTTTTCTACAAACTCGTCGTAGTCTATTACAAAAATCTCTGTCATAATCTTTCAAAATTTTACCACCCACCAAGTTCGTGGGAGGAGGTGAATAAATACTACTCTGTGCGGGCTTATCCTGCGCACGAAGTCTTTGGCAGCGTCTATGCTGTCGTAGCCGCCGAAAGCGGGATAAACGCTCGGCTCGCTGAAATGCACGGTGTACGTGCCGTCGGGTTGTTTCTTGATTTTCATTGCTGTCTGTTGTTAGTTTTCAAAGTTGATACTCATTTGTCTTTTCTCGAACCGCTCCTGTGGGGAGCAGTAGCAGTGTGTGTAATGGTCGGGCTCGGTGTAGCAGTTGCCGTGGGCGCACCACGCTGCCGTATCTCCGCCCTGCCAGTAGGCACACGATTTACATTCACCGATACTCATAGGTCTGTGTCTTTGGGTATCACCCACCATTGCGGGTACTTGGTGTGGTTGAACGGGTACGTGAGGAAATAGACCTCGCCTGTCGATGTGCGGACTATTACCTTTTGTCCGTTGTCGGGCTGCACCTCCGCCGTCCTGTACCAGCGTACCTCCACGAGGTCTTGGTGTATGGCGGGGTGCTCGTTTTCGAGTGCATTGCGCACATCGTCTATGAGGTACATCGCCTGCGATAACTGCTCGGTTATTTCCGATTGTGTAAGAGCCATAGGTGTGGTGTTTTGGTTAGTCTCTTGGTTTGTTTTTGTCTATGCTTTGCAGGTAGACGGGGTTGCGGGTTTGCAGTATCTTGACGTGGAGGATATTGATTTGCCGTTGCAGTTCGTCTGCCTGTATGCCGGTGGCGTGAGCGAGTTGGTCTTGCAGGTCGTCGATGCGTTGTTGCAGGGCTGCTACCTTTTCGGGAATAGCGTTTCGCAGTGCCGTCTCGGGGCTGATGTGCGGTTTGCGCACGATGGTGGCTGGGTCTTTCTTGCGCACGTATTTCTTTTTTGCAGGTTTGTGGCTGTGGTAGTATGCCCGCTGATAGGCAAGGTAGTTGGCACGGTCTTTCATAAAGTTGAGAGTTGAGGGTTTAGAGTTGAGAGTTGAGGGTTTAGAGTTGAGAGAAGGACGTGCAAAACTTTTAACTTTCCACTTTCCAACTTCTCTAAACTCTAAACTCTCAACACTCAACCTTCGACTTATTCGGCATTATGAGAAAGCAGGTAGGCTTTGTCTATCCAGTAGCGGGCGTAGGGCTTGCCTGCCTCTATCTCGGGTTGGTCTTTGCAGATAGGTATCATCTCGTCGTGCCGCAGGCGGTAGATGATTGCCGAGAGCCTGAAGCACCCGCACAGGGTGAGTGCTTCAAGCGGCGTAATGGTATGACCTTTGAGAAGGTGTTGGCGTATGATTGCCAACTGGCTTTCTGTTCTGTCCATAGAAGTTAGATGTTAGATGTTTGTTTCATTGTTATCGGGTTCTCTGTGAGGATACGGTAGTAGGTTTTGCAGCCGATGACCGTGGGTGTTGCCGACACGTAGAACGTTCCTTTGCCGGTTAGTCCTGCCACTTGCAGGATATGCAGTGCGGCTTCTTTGTTGCAGAACTTCATTGTCCGTTTGCCTTGGAAAGCGACGTGCAGCCGTGCGGTCTGCGTCATCGGCGTGTCGTCTGCGTCATCGGCACGGCGGATATAGACTTTGTCGATACAGCCTTCGTCGAAAGTGATGGCTATGTGAGACCCTTTGGTAAGTCCCAGTTCTTCTACCAGCAGTTTGGATGGGTAGATAGCGTAGGGGTGAACGTTGAGGGTGCGTTTGATAGACTGGTGGCAACCACGGTTGTGAGGGTTGGCAGCGCAAAGGCTGTCGTGTTTTGTAATTGTATACATTTTAGTTTGGTAGTTTATTAGTTTATGCGTTTATACGTGATTGAATGGGTTTAGTCAGTTAAGAAGTTTAACTATTTCAACGGCTTAACTTTCTCAACCACGCATAAACTTATCAACGTATCAACTCATTAACGTTTATTTTTCTTGCGGAGGAGTTGTTCGATGTCTCGGAGGGACTTGCGTACCTCGGCTTTCGACTTGCCGACTATCTCTGCTATCTGCGCCACACTGCATTGCTGCAAGAGTGCAAGGCGGAAGATGATAGCCTGCTCCGGCGATAGTTTTCTGCGTGCCAAATCACGAAGTGCTTTAATTTTCTTGTCCGACAAATAGTAATCGGCATCACCCACCATTTCGGGTGCTTCTTTTTCTTCGAAGAGAGAAGCGAGCAGGTCGTCGTCGCTGTCTTGGCGGTAGAGCCAGAAGAGCGGGTCGGGCAGCAGGCAGCGTTGGTAGTACTGCATCTCCCGTATAAGCGACTGGTAGTAGGCACGCGAGAGCAGACGCTCGTAGGTGTCCGCCGTAGGCAGATACTCGTTGCTTGTGTAGAAGACTACGAGATATGCAGAGTGGAGCATATCACGTTGTGGGAACTTGGAGAGCAACTGACAGTAGTGCTGCTCCATAAAACGATTGAACAGTTTTTGACTTAGAGTCATGATTCGTTGAGAGTTGAGAGTTTATATTATCTTCTGCTTTCTCCTTCAAGAGGGATAACGTTGAACATCTTGAAGCGGTCGGCAAGCCTGCCGTGTTCGTCGTAGAAGCGTTCACGAAACTCGTCCTTGTCGAGGTTGGTAGTGATATGTGTGGCTTTGTCCTGTTGCTCCCATATCTCGTTGCGTGCATAGAGGAACTCGTCCACTATCTGCTGCGTGTCGTTGCCGTAGAAACGCTGGGTGCCAAGTCCGATGTCGTTGAGACAAAGGGAGAAGGGCTTGCCTTCGTAGGTACATTGGTCGGCGGTGTTGTAGGTGTAGCGGTCGATGTGGTTGTGCTGCTTGTAGTAGTTGAGCAACTCGGTCTGCGAGAGGATGGTGTATGCACGGTAGTTGCGGGTCTCCCGCAGGTAGAGAGCAAATACGACCATCAGTAATGTCTTGCCCGTGCCGGCTTTGCCAATGAGCATAATGTTCTTGCTCAGGTCGTAGGGTCGGTCGGGAAAGACCGAGAGAGCCAGCGGCGAACCGTTGAAATAGTAGAGCAGGAAGCGCAGTACGTCCCTGTTGTAGTCATCGACGACAAATGTCTTGTTCTTTTTGGCAAGCAGGAGGTTGGCACACGCCGACACTAATCGGGAATGCGCCGCATAGATACGCTTGTCGGACAGGTCGTAGTCCCGCTTGCGTGCAGGTTGCAGGCGGGCAATGATAGCATTGATGTCCGCCACCTGCTCCATTACTTTCTGCTCCATTTGTTGGTCAGAAGGAGTAGAAGTTGTAGTCCCGTTCTCTTGGTTCGGGACGTTGTCTCGTAGCACTTCGGCTACCGTTTGAAGATGTTGTTTCATTGTGGTTTGTATTTTTAAGTTCAAACAATCCCTGCCAGCCATTGGCAACGGACTGCTCTATAATCTGTCTGAATACCTGCGGGTCGTTGTTTGATAAACGCAGTGCGGCTTGGTAGTTGAGTTCCATACTCTGCTGCGTCTTGAAAGGCTTGTGTATATCCCTTCTATAATCGAGCCACATTGTGTAGGCTTCACGAAATTCGTCGGAAATAAAACTCAAATCAAATTTCTGCTTTGCTTTTGGAGGGGGACTATAGGGGGTAGTAGAAGAATTATTATTTTTTTCTGTAATAGTTTTGGTTAATAAACTCTCGGATAATTCTGAACGTAGTGAAGAATTATCTATATCTTTGTTATTATTATCTTTGTTATTATTATATGTTTGAGCGTTTTGGTTGTACAAGTTTGAGCGTTTTGCACAAACTTGATTGGGCAGCAACATTGCCGTTTTGATATTGTCAAACAACAGACGGAAATACTTTTTAGCAGGTAGTCCTTTGCGTTGTATCTCTACCAAATGTGCTGTCTCCAAGTTTTTGAGTGCAGCGTCTAACGGTCTTCGTCCTATGTTGAGTGTGTCTTGCAGGGACTCACCTGTGCAGTAGAACCAGCCGTTATCTATTTGGTTGGTCTGCGAGAAGTAGGTGTGCCTGTCTAACAGCAGCGACAGCAGCACGGTCTCGGTCAGTCCGAGCGTCTGCACAAAAGCCTTGTTTACGACAAGATATGCGTCCTGTGCAAGATAGGCTTTTACATATTGTTCCGATGTCATAAGCGATGTGGTTTTGAAAACCAACGGATGGCGTGTTCCCGGCATTAAAAGTGCACCGCAACCTACCATAGCCTTTCGGCGTTGCGGCTCATAAATATTCAGCAGCCACATTCACTGTCTTATCATCCGTTGGTCGGTTAATTAGTTATTATTCCCACGGCAGGTCGTCCGACTGCGGTGCGGTTGCTTGTGCTGCGGGTTGCTCTCCGCCTATGCGTACCACGTTGGGTTGCGCATTGCGCTGCGTGTGCGTCTCCGTGTTGCGTGTGTCGCCTTCTTCTATACGGAAGACTTTGACGTTGGTGGAGAAGCCTGTGCGTCCGTCCTTGCCCGTCCACTTGCGGCTGCTCACGGAGCAGGAGAAGGTGAGCATCTTGCCCGTGGTCAGGCTATCTTCTATCCACTTGCTCTCCTGCGGGGAGGTGCGGTAGTTGTCAATGACCGTAGCGATGAGGGTCGGGTACTTGTTGTCCGGTTCTTCGACGATGATGTCTTGCAGCGACCAAGGGTTGCCGTCCTGCGATGTGCCTGTGCGCGGCGCATAGATGTCTGCCACGCGTGCATAGATTTTTAGTTCTGCCATAATGGTAATTTGTAATTTGTAATTAGTAATTTGTAATTAACAATCTATGTTCCACGACCCTGACTATACCCTGTGGATACCCTGCGGATAGCCTGTGGATAAGCGGATTGTTCCACGGAACATTCGGTCTTGTTATTTGCTGTACTCGTCCGCCCACGCCTCGAAGAATTGGTCTTCGGGGTGCGGCAGAGTGATACCGTACTCCGCTGCGGCATCCGCCTGCACACGGTTGAGAAAGTCGGTCATCTGCTGTGTGGTCAGTCCCTTGGTGCGCCCTGCGATACGTCCCTTCGGAGTATCGACGGGCAGGAACAGCAGGCAGTAGGCTTCGTGTACGTCGTCTTTGGTATAGACATAGCCTGTGGCTTGCGTCCACGCTTCGGCTATACACTCAAACCACATCCACATCAGTTGGTTCTGCGATATGGTACGCCGGTTACGTACCCGCTCCATCGTGATGGTGTACTCGCCGTTTGCCGCCGACTGCATCCATATCCCGATAGTGCCGAGTGTGTTGGTGCTGTTGTCGCCTTGTGGGGTCTTGGCAAATGTGATACGTTTCATCGCAGTGTAATGGTCAGTCTGCCCTGTACGGCAGTGGTCTTGACAAAGGGTGCGTAGGTTTCCGCCGCCTGCTTGTATATATCCGAAGACATAAACGATTTGAGGTCAAACGTTTTTCTTTCGCTCTGCTTGCCGATTGTAACCTTGGCGGTATCATTCTCCACTTGCGATATATTATGCGCTTGTAGCGAAGATATGACGGCTTCCTGCAAATTCTTTCTGCGTTCTTCCAGCGGTTTGCGCACCATATCTATCTCCGAGAGGGCGGCTTCGTTGGCTGCATACTCTTTGAGCAGAGCGTCTAAGTCGTCGGGGATATGGTGGAGCGGATTGTCGAAGGTCTCGTCGCCGCGGGTGTAGGCAGCAAGGAGTGCTTCTATATACTCCGTCGGCACAGACTCGACAGGCACGACCACGCACTTGCCGTCCCTGAAATGGATAGCACGCAGCCCGACCACGTGGCAGTCGCAGTTCTGCTTCTCGAACAGGTACTGATAGACCGACAGTTGCCAGCGCAGGTACTCGGTGTTGAGTACGGCGGTGGTCTTCAAATCATACAGGCAGAGGTTGCCGTTCTCCCTGCCTACAAGGTCGATGGACGATGCCACGGTTTGCAGGTCGCTGACAAGATACTCCGACGCTATCCATTCGATACCACGGGTGGCTTCAATGAACGGCAGCAACTCGGCTTTGTCTTCTTCGTTGAGCATATCCGACACGTAGAGTTGCACCATATTGTGCAGGCGTGTACCCCGCTCCGCCGCCTTGGCAAGTGTAGACGGACTGACCCCGCTGTACATATCGGGGAAGATTAGTTTGTGAATGATGGATGTGATACCCGAGAGGGGCTTGCCCTCGTAGGTGTAGGTGTGTCCGACCTCGTCGAACAGCACCGGAGACTCGTTGAGTTTCATTACGAATTTGTAAATTTGTAAATTTGTAAATTATGAATTGCTTGCTGCTTCGTGTTGTTGCAGTTGTTTGCCACGGTTGATGACCGCCTGCTTGAAAGCGGCGTTGGCTTGCAGGCTCTTGTACTCGCTCCACAAGTCCTTCACTGCCTGCGATGTGGTGCTGCTCTCCACGGCAGCGAGTGCGTCTTGGAGGTACTTGTCCTCCGCTTCTTTCTTGGCAGCCGCCTGTGCCTCGGCTTCTTCCTGCGGCAGGTCTTCACCCGCATAGATATACAGCCCAAGCCCGTGGCGTGCGCAGGCTTTGGTGAGCGAGCGTTGGATAGCGGTGTTCACCGAGAAAGATGTTACCCGCTCCAACGGCAGCGAGTTGTTGCGGTTGTCCATCACGGGCAGATACTCGATGTGTTCGATACCGCCGATGGTTACGCCCGTCTTCACCCAGCAGGTGCGCCCGTCGGTGAAGTAGTTCCACCCCTGCGGGTTCTCGTAGATGGTATAGACGGCTTCGGGATAGGCACGCTTCACCGCCTGCCAAGCCCACGCCCAACTCAGGTAGGTGAGGTTGCCTTTCTTCTCGGCGTGTTCGTTCACGTTGATTGCATTGAGCGTAGCAAAGACGCTCTTTTTTTCTTTTGTTTCCATAAGCGATTGTATTAAATGATTTGTGATAAGAGTTCCGTTTCGGAATAGACGGTGTGCGCCTTCGTACCAGTGGGCGAAGGGTACTTGTGCGGGGTAAGTTTCCCGCAACTGATAAGGGTATTCACCCGTGCCGTTCCGTGCCGTTTGCACATCTCTTTGCGGGTGTAATACTCCCGGACGGGCAGCCCTGCATTTCGGAGGGCGGTATGCGCTCCGAGTTGTGCGGCGTGAGTGAGGTGTTCACGCAGCCGCTCTTCGGTCATTTGAATAACTGCAAGTTGCATAACTGAAAATGTTTTAGTAATTTTGTAGCGTGTTTATTTTATCTATCCCAACCACCGCTACATATATGATTGGAACGAGTAACGAAATACTGATGTGGTTGAGCCGCCACAGCGAGTACGCACCACTGTTACAAATGAGCAGACAACGCCTTGTGGGTATGCGCAAGCACCTGTACTGCAACGAGATAGGCGAGCAGACCAAAGAGGAAATACTCCTGCGTCTGAAAAAACGTATCGCCGGACTGCAAGAAAGCACAACCCACCATTCCGCCAACCTGACGTGCGGCATACGGGACGTGCGTTGCCTGCGAGAGAGATACCTGCTCCCTGCTGTGGTGCGGGACAAGCACGGCAAGTTCTTCCAAGAGACTACGATGGTCAGAATGGTAGCCGACGAAGAGAAGATGGCAGACCTCAACTTGGATAAGGTATGCGCCACGATGAAGTACGGTTGCCTGCCGTCGGAGCGCATTGTCAAAGAGGTACTCCGCCGCAAAGGGTGGACGATGTTCGAACCCCGCCACGAGTTGCCGAGCGTGTGGGAAGTGGAGACCGACTACTAACCACGGTTAGGCAGTTCCACTTCGGCTATCTGTATGCCGTTGATTTTGATGTAAGCCGAGATGTCTATGCGCTCCGCCATAGGCTCTTCGAATATCTCCACCACCCGCAGGAGCATTGACCCGTCGGGCATAGCCGTGTTGTACTCCCGCAGGAGATTGTTCTGCTTGAGTTCTTCGCGCGACCTTTCCAATACCCTGCGTCCTTCGGGGAATAGGTTCACGAGTTTGCCCCACGTCATAAAGGAGTTGTTGGGGATGTTGTCGAGAATGGTCAGCATAAATCCTTTTGTTGCCAAAGAGATGTTCGGGTTGGTGCGCCACGCTTGGTTGTTGCTTTTGTGAATAATAAAAAGTGCCATAGTTGTATGCGGTTTGCCTATACACCGCAAGGTTTTATGGGTTGAAATAAAAAAGAGCAGGGTTGTTCGCCCTGCCCTATTTGATTATGATTTGATTATGATTTGATTTACTCCACCACGTGTTCGGCGATGTGTATGCTTTCGCTGTTCTCAAACTCGCGGCGGTTGGTAAAGATGTCGCACGCATTGCCGTCGTCGTAGAGTTCGTAGAGGGCTGTATCGTCGGGGTACTCCTTGTTGCTGTCGTACTCTGTGAGGTCGTCGGATATACTCTCCCGCCAGTCGGCAAGGGCTTGGCGTATAAGCGTACGGCTGCACGCTTCCGCCTTGTCCCGTGTGTCGAACACCCGCAGTTGCAGTCTCGGCTCGCAGTCGATGGTCTGGGAATGTATCACCACGAACACTGTCTTGGCGGGCGGTGTGTTGTAGGTCTCCCGCAGCGAGTCAGCAAGGGTAATCACGTCCTCGTCGGGCAGGTCTTCGATAGCCGTGTCCGCACCGCTGATGACGATACCGCTTTGCCTGATGGTGCTGACGACAATCGTCCCGTTGTGGCAGGTGTCGTCGTAGGCATCGTAGCGGACGGACGTTACCCCGGAGTTGTCGCTCAGCATAACGGCTTGCGGCAGTGCCAGCGTGTAGTGGCGTATGCCTTTGGTGTTGTAGTCGTACCATTCCAACTTGCCGTTCTGAATGGTTGTCTCTGCAATGTGGTTGTAGCACTCCTTGATGAGTGCTGTGAGTTGGTCTTCAAAAGATTTCATATTGTTTGATTGTTATTGGTTTGCTTTCGCAAACGTTATTGGTTTTACGTTAATGGTTGCACATTGTTGGTTCTGTTAGCCCCTCCTTTGGAGGGGTTGGGGAGGTCTTATATATATTCCCCTTCCTCCATCTGTGCATAATCGAATGCATCTACAAAGTCGTTCCACGATACGGGGTAATAGGCTTTGTACTTGTCATAGAGTTCCGCCGTACTCTTTTCCCATACCTCGGGGTCGGTCTCCATATCCTGTGCCAGCCGCTCCACGAGGTCATCGAAGACCATATCCGTTTCGGTGTAGTCGGGTACGTCCTCTATGTCGTCCCACCCTGTTCCTAACTGCGGGTAGTTGCGCCACGCCCATCGTCTGTCGTATGGCAGGTACGACGAGTTGGAGAATAACAGTCCGTTGTCCTTGATAAACTTCCCGTAGTGGTAGATGTGTCCGTTGCCGTCCATAAAGGCGAACTTGCTGCCGTCGATAATCGTTTCGACCATTGCATCAAAGTCGCCCTTGTCGTCAGGGTGGTAGCCCGCCCGCAGCATAGGCAGGGCTATGCGGCGGAAGAACGTCTCGCTGTCGGTTTTGTCCCGCTCGTTCTGTATGTGCAGTATGCCGTTGTGTGCAAACGCCCACTGCTTGTCGTCGGACAGGAAAGGGTGGCAGTTGCGCACGCTGACGCTGCCGTGCGTGGCGATACGTGCGTGGTACACCACGGGCTGACTATCGGGTATCTTCTCCACCCATTTTTGGAACTGCTCTGCGTCCATCGTCTTGCGCACTTGCAGCCCTTTCTTTTTGCTCCATGTCATATATCCGAAGCCGTCGGGGTTAGCCGTACACATCGCTTCGAATTGTTCTTTTGTCGGGCGTTTCACGCCCGCATATTTGATTGCTATAATACACATAATTTGGTTGTTATTTACACGTTGTTCCCATTCTGTTAGCCCCTCCTTTGGAGGGGTTGGGGAGGTCGGTTACGCATTGAGTAGTCCTCTCTCCTGCATATAGGTCGCCATTGTATCGGGAAGCGGCTTGTAACCTACAAACTCCTGCCAACTCTCCGTGCCGTCCTCGTGCGTGGTGATGTAGTCCACCAACCGCAGGCAGAACTCCACGCTCGCACGGTAGGTGTTGGCTTTGAGTGTGCCACGGAAGATACGGAACTCTATCGTGTCCTCGTTGTTGTTATTCACACTCTGATAGCGGTCGTGTGAGTAGCCTTTCTTCTTGTGCATATCTTTGCGCACGTCCTTGGCGTAGTGTTCCTTGTAGCGTTTATCGAAGGTCTTGGTATAACTGCACCAGCGGTTGGCTTCGCGCCGGGCAAAGCGTTCCACCTGCTGTTGGTTGTCGGCTATGAATTGCCGCATACGTGCCACGAGTACGGCTTGTTCGTCCTTGTCGTCCGTGCCGAGCCATGTGCGGCTGAGGTGTACGTGCAGTCCGCAGTCGTCGGTGTCGTGGCTGCGTGCGCCTGCGTCCGACAGAGCCGCCATCCACCCCTCGAAATCGAAAGCGTCCCAGTACGCCTTTGTCATCGGCTGGGTGATGCACTCAATGCCGCTGTTGTCCAACGACCCGTCGTGCATCTGGTAGATGTCGTCCTCGTCGTTGCCGTGCTGCTGTGTTATCTCTATGCGCTTCTGATAGTCGCCTTTCTCGGTCTCTATCTCCGTGCCGATGTAGCGGTTCTCTCCCGCCATATCGTGGGCGGTATCGTGGTACACCCGCTCGGGGTTGTGGTGGTAACTGCGCACGCCGCCCCGCCCCTGCTTGTCCCAGCAGTCTTCGCAATACCAGCAGCCGTTGTTTTCATCGTAGTAGGCATCGTCCCGCCACAGTATCTCGCCGCACTCTTCGCACGTTACGAAATTCTCATCCCAGCAGTCTTCGCAGTACCACTCTCCGTCTGCACCCAAGCGGCAGCATTGTTTCTCGTACCACTCGCCGCAGCGTTCGCAACAGTGCGCCACATCTCCGGCGCAGTTCTCGCATACATAATACGAGTCGTCGCGACTGCTGTATGTGTCCGTGTGTATCTCCACCATCTCATCGCTCTTGACCACGTCCCCGCAGTCGTCGCACACCGCATAGTCGTCGGTATCGTACAGGTAGAGTCGCTGCCGATAGACCGCAGTCTCGAACCGCATAGTCTGCAACAGGTCTGCCTGCTTGTTGAGCCGTGTATGCCACGCTCTGTTCCACGCCCGCAACGTGTCGAGGTCGGCGAACTCCACGCAGAGAATACCGCGCTCGTTCACCCACGCTTTTACTATATCGTAGTAGTCGCTCTTGACGACTACCTCTTTGCCCCGCCATACCTCCGGTATATCCGAGGCGATGCCTTTGATGTATCTCATATTCATAATCTTACAAGCGGTTACCTGTACCCCGCAAGGTTTTTAGTTAATCAAAAAAAGCCCGCACTATTGCAGGCATTGTGAGTACGGGCAAACCCAATCACCCGTACCCAATCTATGTTCCACGACCCTGTGGATACCCTGACTATACCCTGTGGATAGCCTGTCTTTATGCTGCGTGTTCCACGCTCTTTGCAGCCTTGCGGACTTTGTTGGCTTTGCGGCTTGCTGCCAACAAAACCGCCTTTTTCTCTTGCTCTGCCCCTACGGCTGCATACCATTTCGGCAGTGCATTCAGCACACCCCAAGTGCTATACCGCCCTGTCTTCCCCGCTTTCGCATACTCCTGCAAGTCAGTCCACTGCAAGTCCTTCAACCGCTTTGCACCGATACCAAGCGTGTCTGTAATGTATTCACGCACACCGTCCGCCTTTGCGTCATACGCATTTTTCACCGCTGTCAGGGCTTGTTTAAGGCTGAACATTTCCGTTTTTGCACTCGCATTGCACAATACCTTTGCCTGCATTTTTGCATTCGTTGCCATAGTCGTATGCGGTTACCTGTACCCCGCAAGGTTTTTAATTTGGTTATTTGAAAAAATAGTTGTATCTTTGCACCCGAAAACAGAAAACCCCTTTGCGCTAACAAAGGGGCGGTAGATAGTTAGTTCCAAGATATGACTATCTCAAACTTAATTACCCACACTTCAAACCTAATAGTAAACATAAGTTTGTCCTGTTTTTGCTTGCTGCACTGCAAGCGGTACGCCCGCATTATTGCGGGCTTTTTTATTTCGTGAACGCAACGTAAACCAATACATTGCGCCCTGCTCTGTTTTTCTTTTCATTGCATAGTCAGTGCAATCCGTGCGAACAGGTTCCCCACGGCTGTGCGGTTTGCACACAGTAGCCCTCAAACATCCCTGCGGCGGGTGATGGTGCTTCTTGCCGTGCCTTTGTCGTCCTACATAGTCCGCCTATTTCGTCTATACTACACGGCTCATTCAGTCATAGAAAACACCTACAATAAACCCACATAGATAGTACGTATAAACATAGTATTACTACTTATGGATATAGTACACCACGCACATTTATAGCGGTCTGCTTTCCGTTTACTGCAATACGTCAAAGGTCGTCCGTCGGGGTTCCGGCTCTCTTGCCGTTGTCCTTTCGACATCAACAATCTTACACCGAAACAAACCGACGACCACAACCCACGACAAAGATATTTATAAGGTTACGACCCAATGAGACGAAAATTATTTAACTTATTGTTTTACAATAAGTTACTTTTTGTTCTAACAATTTCAACCACACCGCAAACCGAAGACAAAACAAAACAGACGAGGGGACACAACGATGATGGGTATAGGTATGGGGAGGGGATATACTTATGTGAAACTCACGGAGTTATACGGAGAAATCGCCCTTTCCTCACGCGCACGCGAGGCATACCCTCCATATAGGGCAATTCGAGACAGGGGGTACAAACGAATTATCAACCCCCTCAGACCATAATGCAAGGTCAGAAAAATTTCAAAAACAGGTATCAGAAATATCGCTATCTGCTCCGTACATTATAGGTACATAGATAAGATAGAAAGAACAAACACTTATCTACCTCATAATAAGACAGTTATACTTTCCAAATGTTGCCGTTTTGACAACATTTTGTGTACAAAATGACAACATTTCCTTGTTTGTATAGATAATTTTCCGTATCTTTGCACTCGGAATTGGGAGAAATCAATTCCGTTGTGAGCGAATGCTCTTGTTCTCTTTTCCGAAATCTACCAAATTTCAAATCCACAGAGAACGGGCTAATAGTTCACACCGACAGGTGTGGACTATGTGTCTTGTTTTAGTGGATAGGTTTTGGTAGAACCACGGAAATAGAACAATACACATAGTCCGCACTTTTTTTATTACCTAAAACTATAAACTTACAATGGAGAAATATGCATTATTCATCTTTGCTATGTTATTTACAACGGGTACTGCAATGGCAAAGGACAACTTAAACGGACAGCAGTTTTTGGCAGATAAAGAAGGTAATATTGATATTATCTATACTGTCAAAAATGGTTACTTAGTTGGAGAATACGTTAGGTATAATTATTTATATCCTGATTGTATGCCGTGTATCAAAATTACGTCAGTCAATAGTACATGGCATTATGAAATATATGATGATGTTAATTGTACACCAATATTTATTGGAACATCACCACGAGAACCTATTAACCTAAATAAGCATGGTACTAAAAAAATCGAGGTAGATGAGACTACTATATTTTACTTAGGTAGAGAGGAGAATTGTACTACTATAGAAGGATATGGCACTATATTTGAGACGTATCATCTAAAGGATAAATTGGAAGACATTACAACAATAACACATACTGGTAAGGTGAAAATTACAATATGTGTTATGAGTGTATTAAACGGTATTTCTTACATTAATGTAGTTGTAACCCCAATTTAATATCCGTTTTGTTGTTTTTATGGATAATTCTTCGTATCTTTGTAGCATTATTTAACTCAAGATGTTATGAACAGGTATTGGATATTGGTATTTCCCCTTTTATGCGCAGTAGGTTGCGCCAAGACTACGGCTACCGAGCAGGAGCAAGTCGCCACCGATAGTGTTGTTGTAGCGGAAGACACTGTCTTCTCACCACGCTATGTGTACGAAATCCCCGTGCCGCGCAACTATGAACGCGTAGTGGCTACAGATAGCACCTCCTTTGCTTATTTCCTGCAACACCTTCCGCTCAAACCGCAAGGCACACCCGTACACTATTATGACAGCAATATATCACACCTCACTGATGTAACTTATGCAGTCATCGACGGCTACGATTTAGGCTCTACCGACCTGCAACAATGCGCCGACTGGGTTATCCGCCTCCGTGCCGAATGGCTATATAGTCAGAAACGCTACAATGACATTGCTTTCCATTTTACCAACGGTTGGCTATGCGAATATAAACGTTGGGCGGAAGGAGAGCGGGTATCTGTCAAAGGCAACCACACTTCTTGGTACAAAGCCGCTGCACCCGACTACTCCTACAAGACCTTCCGCCAATACCTCGATATGGTATTCAACTATGCCGGTACTCTCTCCCTCTCCAAAGAACTCAAGACTGCCAGTATCTTTGATATACAGGTTGGAGATGTGTTTGTAGAAGGTGGTTCTCCCGGACACGCTATGCTCGTCATTGATGTGGCAGAGTGTATCCATCCTAATATGGGTGCTTCCAAACTTTGTATGGTAGCAGAAGGATATATGCCCGCACAGGATATGCACATACTTATCAACACAACGGACAACAATATCAAGAATACCCCTTGGTATGATGTGTATATGCTGACACGAAACGGACAGTATTGCAGTTTCCCTACCTATGGTTTTGATTGGCAGACAAGTGTCAAACGTTTTACTAATTAAACATATTGCTCTGTAGAAAAGAAGAAAACAAGTATTATTCCCGACGAATACAAAGGGGATATTCTCAAAGAATTTGATGGTGCTGCTTATATCACTGACCGAATTAGCAAAGCCTTGGAAAATGCGCATACTCGTACAAGTAGTTATCAGAAACCTGAATGGTGGGACTATGATAAAAATGGCGGTTGGGCGGATTGCATATCTACAGCAACAAGCAACTATGGAGAAAATAACGTAGTGTTAGGTAATCAAACCTTTGCTAAAGATTATGACAAATATGGCTTCGCAAGTTAAGCGAAAACGAGAAGCCGCAAGCGGGAGACATTGAAGTTTATTATAACGAGCAGCCTTATACACCATATCATTCTGTAATTGTTACAGGTATTGGCAAAGATGGGAGACGCAGGATTGCTTATAGTGATGGCGGAGGTGTTTATTATAATGATGCAGATGATTATTGGAATGGGGCAACTCGTTTCTATCGTTTCATAGGTACTCCTGCGGAGCGTGCTGAGATAGCAGCGCACAATGCCGCGGTTAAGAAGCAGCGACAAGAGATATATGGTAATGAGAAAGGCGAGCCGCAGCGGATAGAAGCACCAAAGCAAGCGATACCCACCGAGAAAGTAGAGACTTTGCAGTTCTTAGACCGCATAAAGAAACGCTAACCGCATACAACAAGAGCGACTCTCCCGAGCCGCTCTTGCCTTACTAATACCATAAAACTTAAATCAAACCACAATCTTGCAATCGTTCAAGATGTGTGTAAGAAAAGCCCCATACGGACATTGATGCAATCTCATTCCGCTATTACTTGATTAACTGTCAAGGGTTCTATCTTGAACTATGGGGCTATCGTTGCGGGAGAAGGAGTCGAACCTCCGACCTCAAGCCTGTAACACTTGCGAGCACTCCGCTGCTCTATCCCGCTCTATTTATACCTACTGCGGATTGACTATCTCAAACTCGTCTCTCTGCCCTCGGTACACGATGTTTGGGTTCATCCACCACTCACCTTTCTTCTTTTGGCGTATCACATCCCGCTTGGTCAGACCTATCAGTCCTCGGTAGATAGCCTGCCGCGAGGTGTACCCTGTATAGGTCATACACTCTGCGTAGTCGAACTGTACATATCCGCCAAACTGCAAATGGCTCATCAGATAACTGAATACTGCCACCTCATTACTGCTCATTCCTATAAAAACAGCAGGCTCGTAGAGTTTGATAAAGTCCGTAGTGTCGTATATCTTCTGCGTCCCTACTATCTGCGTCGCATTACGCACCTCGCCTGTCTGTTTATTGACCAACTCCACGGGGGCTGTGCCTACTGCGTCCGCTTTGAAACGCTTGCGATACTTCGTTACTACCACCTTATACGGATTACCTTTCACCATCGCATTGCAAAATTACCTGATTTATCATATACCACCAAATTACTAATCTTTATTCCGTACTATAAAAGACATAATCCAACACTTTTCTGTTAGCACGGTCTATTCTGCTCCAATCGGGACGGATATATACATCTGCCATCGGGTTGTTCCCTACGTGTGCAAGGCACAAGTCTATATCATCTTTACTAACATCGCAGTTGTTGCGGGCAATGGTCGCCCAAGTATGCCGAAACTGATAAGGCGTGATAGGTTCTATTCCCCGCTTCTTGCAGATATTGTGCAGTTGCTTTGCAATACTCTGATTAAAAGAACGGCTTGGCTTACCATTCCCGAAATCGAATAGCAATGTATGTCCCTCAGAAGTACGATATTTCTCCACCAATGGCTCTATCTCCGGTTCAAATCGGATAGCAATCTCCACACGGTTGCCTGCCTTGTCTTTGGTCTTGTGCCGTGCAAAGAAAATACGTTTCTCGGCTACGTCATACCTTTTCCACTCCATTAGTTGCAAGTCCAATAGGTTCACCCCGCACATACAAAACGACATCCTGAGTATATCCAATACCACTTGTTCCCTTTCTGTATCACCTATCAGCGTAAAGAACCGCCGCAACTGTTCAATACCGAGACTACGTTTCTTGGACGTACCCACTTTGTAATTCTCCAAGCCTACAAACGGGTCGTGCGTGATGACCTTATAGAACTCCGTATTATATTTCTGTTGCAACAGACGGAACACGCAGCAGACGGTATTCAGATATTGCTGTTTGGTATTAGGGGTCAGATTGCCTCTGTCCATTTTCTCTTTGAACCTCCTCAGGAAACCCGCCGTAAAGTCGGTTACGCTCATCCTTCCTATCCCCATATCTCGAATAATATGCAATACACTATGCAACTTCAGCCACTTGCGCTTGTCCTGCTCTATCAACGATTGGCAGAACGCCACATAGTCTATCTGCTGTGCCGATGTTTTGAACCAACCGCACAGGTACTTTATATCCATAGTCCGTAGAGCCTCGGTATCTATTTCGAGAAGCCGTTTCTCATAGCCGAGGATAGTCTGACCGGTTCGTGTGAGTACAAACTGGTCTTTAATCTCGAAAGTCTTTTTGTTGATTTGACTTCTGCTGCAATACAACCCAGTGGAGATGTAGCAAACTTTGCGATTATGAGTAACTCTGATACTTACGGGAAACTTTCCATCCCTGCGTTCCTGATGCCGCTGAACGACTGCTTTGAATGTTGTCATTGTGCTTGTGTTTTGATTGTTTGTTTTGGTCTCGTTTGTACCATTTCCGTATAGAAACAATCGTGAAACAAATGTGTAATTATATGCACACAT